TTGAAGCTCCTTACCCTAACGAATGCTTCATTTTCCATGCATTGTCAAACTCAAAACAAAGTGCATTGGCTCGTTATAACTCAGTTTTCAAAGAGTTTAGACTTCTACCACAGGACATGAGAACCGTTGACATTGTTCCTAAAAACGCTGAACAATCCTTTGCATTGGATCTACTGAAAGATCCTGATGTTCATTTGGTAAGTTTAACTGCCAAAGCTGGGTGTGGTAAAGCCCAACCATTGGATGCTTTGGTATTGACACCATCAGGATATGTAACGATGGGGAGTTTATCAATTGGTGATGATATAATATCAGCATCTGGGGAAATTGTGAAAGTTAATGGGATATTCCCTCAAGGTGTTAAAGAAATTTTTGAAATAGAATTTTCAGATAAGACAACCACTGAATGTTGTGATGAACATTTATGGGCTGTTAAAGGGGAAAAAGAAAGATTTAAATCATTACCCTCTGCAATTTTACCCTTATCTAAGATACGGGAGAACGTAAAAAGAAAAGATGGTAGTGTATCAGGTAAAAGAATTTGGTCTATACCAATGGTTGATAATATTGAATTTTCTGAAAAGGATTATTTCATTGACCCATATTTAATGGGGGTTATTTTAGGAGATGGTGGATTGTCAACCACTAGAGTATTCATTTCTTCTAAAGATATTGAATTGATAGATAAAATTTCTACTTTATTAGACCCTAAATACTTTTTAATCAAACAGTCTTCCTCAAAATATGATTATTCCATTTGTTTAAAGGAAAAATATATTCCAAATGGAATCCAATTAAAAGGGGTATTGGGTAATCTATATATTGAGGAAATCAAAAATCTAAACCTATTGTATACAAAATCCAATACTAAGTTTATACCAGATTGTTACAAATATACCTCTTTAAGCAATAGGATAAAAATTTTTCAAGGGTTGATGGATACTGATGGTACTGTATGTAAAAGAGGAATGAGTCTTTCATATACAACAGTATCTTTACAGTTGTCTGAAGATGTTAAATTTTTAGTGGAATCTTTCGGGGGTAAATGTGTAAAAGGGAGTAGAACTCCTTCATACACATACAAAGGAGAAAAGAAACAAGGGCAGTTAGCCTATACCCTACATATTTCATTGCCAGAAAATGTCACTCCGTTTACACTTGAAAGAAAGTTAAATCTATATGTTCCTAGATCAAAATATTTACCAATAAGATATATTGAAAATATCACTTCAGTAGGATTTAAAGAAGCTCAGTGCATTTCTATTGATCACCCTTCCCATTTATATGTTACTAATAATTTTATAGTAACACATAATACCTTTGTTGCACTGGCTGCAGGGTTGCATGGGGTTCTTGGGGAATCTCAACAATACTCTAAGATCCTTTTGTTGAAACCAATTGTCCCTATGGACAACAGCCATGAGCTAGGGTTTCTTCCTGGGAGTCTGGAAGAGAAGCTTGGGCCTTGGATGGCATCTTACGGTGACAACATTATGCAGATCATGTCAGTTTATATGAAAGATGATGAAGAACCAAAAAGAAAAAAAGGTGGATCAAAGAAAGACAATTCAATTGACTTCAATGAGAAAGCCCAAGGCAAAACAAATCCACTTCAAGAATTGATTGCTCATGGATTGCTTGAATTTGGCTCTCTAGAACACGCTAGAGGGAGAAACTGGTCAGACACATACGTTATCATTGACGAGGCTCAAAACACCAGCAAGAACTCAATGAAGACGATTATGACACGTATTGGTAAAGGATCTAAGATCGTGGTCATGGGTGACACTAGCCAGATCGATTCCCCTTACCTTGATAGTAAGAGCAACGGTTTAACGGTAGTCCAAAGTCTATTCAAAGATCAGGCTATCAGTGGGCATATAACATTAACAAAATCTGAGAGAAGCGAGTTGGCTGAAATTGCATCTGAACTACTAAACTAAAGGAGCAACTTATGAACGGAAAAGTTTTCTTAGGCGGGACATGTAACGATTCAACATGGCGAGAGCAATTGATTCCTTTGTTGGAGATTGATTACTTTAACCCTGTTGTTAAAGATTGGACACCAGAATGTCAAGAGGAAGAAATCAAACAACGTGAAGAATGTGATTATGTTCTTTACGTGATCACTCCCAAAATGACAGGGTTCTATTCAATCGCTGAAGTGGTTGATGATTCAAACAAACGTCCAGAGAAGACAATCTTTTGTGTTCTTGGAATTGATGATGGTGAAGAATTTACTAAGCACCAAATCAAATCGCTCCAAGCAACTGCAAAACTGGTTGATCATAATGGTGGGTTCTGCACTGATAATCTTGAAACGGTTGCAGCTTTCCTAAACAATTAAAAATTGACTTCAGATCTCCTTTGTGGTAAGTTGAATAAAGCTTATCGCAAAGGAGATTTTTTATGTGCGGGGAATTTTGCAATCTATCAGTTAGAACCACTGGGATAGAGAATGTTTTTATTCAAATATATTCTATCTTTGGTAATACCCATACCCCAAGAATCAAAGTTAGTAATGTATATGGAAAGTTTGATTCAACTGACCATTTTTACATTGGATTGAGGAAATATAAAGTTATAATTGGCTGGCCTAAAATATCACAAGAAGAACTAAATTTAGTTCGAAAATGGGCAAAGATCAACAGGGCAGCATTGTTACGTTATTGGAAAGATGGGCATGAAATACCCACATCTGAATTTCTGGATACCCTTAAACCGATCAACTCATAAAGGAGATTGTCATGGACGTTTTAGAAGAATCCAAAAAAGAAGCAGCAAAGATCAAAACCTTTCCTAAAACTATTGATCAGCATATACTTTGGTCGAAAGGCATTTTCAGTAGGGCATTGGAAGACAACAAGATTGAGGGTTGTTATTGTGGGAAGATGGAGTTTGGCTTTTCTGAGCGCATGGTCAACTACCTGATGCAAATGGCTTATGACAAGGCAATCAAGGATAACCAAGAACAATACCGTAGGGGCTACAATGATGCCCTTGAAAATGTGAGAGAATCTATTCAAGAATTGGGAGAGGGAAATAGATAATGGACTTCAACAAATATGTACCAACAACTAAAATAGTTTCAGCAACTTATAGGATCTATGTCTATAAGAATGGTGCAGTTGCCCATCAATTTGAATCTGATGAAGAATTCAAACAATGGAAAACTGATAACAATATCAGGATCATAGGGGCAGTCCCAAATGAAAGGGTTTGCACCAATGAAGAAGAGGTTAAAGCCTCTAGGATTAAGTATAATACTGAAGAGAATCTTCTACACCAAGAGTTTAAGAATGATCTCTTCGAAGAGTTTGGGGTGACTGATAACCCTAAGAAGGAATTGCTTTTTGATAAAGCTTGGGACGATGGGCATTATGCTGGGTATTCCGAAGTGTATAATTGCTTTGAGGGGCTAGTGGATTTGATTAGATGAAAATAATCCTAGACCTTGACTCAACCCTTTGTCAATTCGCAGAAGCTTGGCTTCAATGGTTGTTCGATACAGGAAGAACTGAAACCTTGTTGAATACCAATGATGTTCTTACATATTATCACTATACAGAGATCAGTAAGGATGCTAAGAAGTTCTTTAGGGACAATCCACTGCATTTATATGAGCATATGAAGCCGTACCCAGGTGCGGCTGAGTTTATCAACTTCTGTAAGGAAAACTATCAATCGGTATCTATCCTGACTCACTCAGACGATCCCAGAACAACCAAGGCTAAGATCTTGTTTTGCAATGAACATTTTGATATGTATCATATCAATTTTGTTGATAAAGTACATGATAAGTACAAACATACAAGTGGGGCTGTTCTGGTAGATGATTACCCTTTCACGATCATTAATCACATTGCCAAAAATGAAACTTATGGTATCATCTTTGATTGGCAAAGAAGTTTTGGTTGGAGTAAGATATCGTCTTACAAGGATCTAATCAAAGAGGTTAACCCTGATTTAAGTTTCATTCATGCTGCTTGGGACTATGAAGATGTTAAACAACATCTTGAATTTATTAAACGAATGAGGGACAAATGAAAACATTGATTGCCTATTGTGGTAAGTTGGGTGCAGGTAAGAACTACCAAATGATGAAACATATCGATGTATTGAAAGACAAGGGAAACCAGATCTACCTGATTGCCTTTGCCGATTGTTTCAAGAAGTTCATTGAAGATACTTTCGGGTTAACAAAAGCTGGTAGGATCAATGATGGTACAATATCAAAAGAGTGGGGTAGTATAACAAAGGATTCCACCCGATATGAAGTAGTTTTGTTTACTTTTAACCTCATTCAAACTTTGAAATACAAACAATTTACTACATACTCAACTGAAGATTTGTTGGAGTTAATTGAAGACAACTACATCAAACATGAAGAAGAGTTTTTCAAGTATATCCAAGGGGCTAGAGAGTTTGATGGTAAAGAGTATGACTTCTGTTTTAGGAAGATCTTACAACTTCTAGGGACGGAATTAGGAAGACACATCGTTGACTCAATCTGGGTTGATGTTGTCTTTTACAATGTTTCCCAAGTCTTCAAACAAAACTTGGCAGACTACGCCTTTATCCCTGATTGTAGGTTCCTAAACGAATATGCCGCTATAAACGAATATAAGGCTGTCTCAGGCTATGATTGCCAAATCTATGGTGTAGTGGCATCCGATGCAACAAGATGCCTCAGAAGAGGTCTGGAGCTGGATAAACTACTAGAACAAGATGCTCATGGTAGTGAAAAGGAAGTTGATGCAATTATTTCCTTTCTTCCCCCAGGAATGGTCATTCAAAACGACTAATTAAATTGACGAGAATGATCTTCTTTGGTACTATGAATTATACAGTTCATAACAAAGGAGATCGACATGCTTTCATTCAAATTCCTAAATCGTTTTGCTAAAAGTCAAGAGCGTCAAGACTTCTGGGCTGAAGCGAGGGTTATAGTTGGTGAAGAAGGACTCCAAGGGGAAGATATCACTGTTGAAGTTTCTCGTCAATGCAAGCGAGTTGCTGGGAACATCAATCGTAATCAGAAAACTGGGAAAGTCATAATCAAAGTATCCTACGACTACTACAAAGAGTTTGGGATTCAACGCAGCATAGCAACTCTTCGCCATGAAATGGCTCACCTGATAGCTTTCAACAAGCTAGGGTACATGGATCATGGCAAACTCTTCAAAGACATTTGCACCAGACTTGGTGGAACTATGAGTGCAGCACGTGCAGGGGTTGCCCATGCATCTGCAGCTTCCGAAGAATACATCCGTAGACCTTTAGGTGCCTACCAATATCGTTATACATGTATTGGAGAAGGATGTACTAACTCTTTCGAAAGAGCTAGAAAGATATCCGATAAAACCAAACGATATGTTTGTAACCATTGTTCTACCAAAGTTGGATTTTGGACTGAAGAAAAGGTGAGGGTCAATTGAAACAATTCCTAATCTCTGATAACCATTTCAAACATGCTAGTATAATCAAATACTGTACAAGACCATTTGCCCTTGTACAGGAAATGAATAAGTATATGATTGACCAACATAATTCAGTGGTCAGTCCAGAGGATACTACTTATTTCCTAGGGGATTTCTGTTTCACCAGTGGCTGGCGTGATGTAGAAAACATCTTGAAGAAGATGAATGGTCAGAAGATCCTCATTCTAGGCAACCATGATCGATTGAACGTGTTTGATTATGTGGAAGCAGGGTTCACTTCAGTTCATACAAGCTTGATGCTGGAAGACTTTCTGCTGATCCATGACCCTGCAGTTGCTGGGGTGTTGAGAGATATAAAGGTGATCCACGGGCATATCCACGGGTTAAGATTGAGAGTTGGTAGAAACACATGGAATGTGTCTGTTGAAATGCAAGATTATACTCCAATCGATTTTGAGTATATCAAGGAGAATTGGTAGATGCCACAATATATGACCCCTGAGAATGCTGGTGAATTTCTTTGCCAAGGTAAGTATACAACTTGCCAAGGCCCAAAATGTTCATTGTGGAACTGGGGGCCAAGTGGGTATATCACATATGAAACCAAACCTTGGCCGCTCCCATCGTACCCAGTTTGGAAACCTATAACCCCTACCAAAGGAACATGCGGGTTGAATCATGGAGAATGAAATAGAAGAGATAGAAGTATACTGCAAGAACTGTAACTCATGTGGGGAGTTAGGGTGTTGTGAACCTGACAAGTGTAAGTCAGTTCAACTGAACCTAGTGATCAAGGACGTTCTAAAGGACATGTCACTTGAGACTGAGGAATTTTGTGTTGAGTATTTCATTGACCAGATCCAAGTCAGGTTCAAGGATGGACTATACTGCGACTCTAACCTTCAATCGTACAAGGAGCTAGGGGATCTAGCCGATAAATATCACCAAGCATTAGTGGATATAACCAAAGCTGAGTCTCCCTTTGATATGTTCGTCATAGCACAGACAGCCCTTGAGGATTAACTATGAGTGGGTTCTGTTCAGCACATAAGACGTTTAAAGAAGGGTGTATCCAGTGTGCAGCTACCCCATCAACAAGTGGGGAAACCATCATAACAGATAATGAAATTATGGATATACACCCTATGATGCCTTTAGATCAGGGCATTATGGGCATCCTTCAACAACGTGGGTTCCCTATATTTGGGTATGTTCATTATACAATGGATACTGAAAACTATATATATGAACGAATGAGTGATCCTATTACTGGGAATAATCACTATAAATGGAGAAGAAAATGAGTAATGAGTCTAGTGCATCTTGGATTGGTGGGTTCTTTGGTGTTATAGTAGGGTTAATGATTGCAGCGGTATTGATACACTTACCGATTTCCGTATGGGTAAATCAAGGGAAATTATTAAGAAAAGAAACTATTTCGATGCCTGGGTGTTATGCTCAATATAGTGCTGTTCGAAGGTTTCCAAAATGATCCCAAAAAGACGAGCAACCGACACAATGAAATGCCCTAAGTGTTCGTCAAAGAAGAACATGGGAACAACCAGATGTTTGGTTGACGGTGTTTTGAAACCAAGCTTTCTTTGCACAACATGTGGGTGCAATGTAATAAAGGAGAATGCAAATGTGGGGAGCAATTAGACAATACTTCAGATCCTGTTGGTTTGAGGTTTGCCATGTCATTGACGATTTGATTGATTGGGATTTCTCAGAGTTTGGGTTCAAACATTCATGTTGGCAGCTCTGGCGTGACTTCATTCACCCTATACGCTGCATCAAGTATGGGATTGAAAATCTTGTTGCATGGTTCCCTATGATCTGGACTGACAGGGATTGGGATCACAACTATGCTAGTCATATGCTTGTGTTCAAACTCAAACGGATGGTCAAACTCTTTAAAAAGTATGGGCATCATACTGAAGTTGATCGTGATGTGAAGCGGATTCAATTCGTCATTGATTGTTTTGAACGTATTCACAAAGATGAATATAGAGAAAAGATGAAAGCTGAACATAAAGAAAAGTATGGAACTTTGGAGCACAATTCAATCCCTCATGCAACTGATTCTAACGGAAAGATCTTGACTTATAGAATGGATTTCTATTACAGTAAGTGTGAGACTACTGAGGATTATGAAACTGCAAGCGAGTTGTATCATAAGATTCATACCCTTGAAGAGGCTGATACCAACAGGGACTATCGATTGGCTTTCAAAGTGATGGAAAAATACTGGAGAACATGGTGGGATTAATATGAAATATCTAATATGGTCTGTCAAATGGAAATGTTGGTATCGTGACGAAAGCAAAGGGTATACAACTAACCCAGAAGTTGCTGGTCGGTTTGGTGAAGAAGAGGCTATACAAACATGTAAAAACACACATGGGGAATGTAAGTATTACCCAGAAGAAAGCCCATTCATTGAAGATGGCACAATTGCTTACCTATCATCAAAGAAAAGAGAACTTTGGACTGCTATGCAGACAATGACTCCAGCCCAGGCTGAAAAGATTGTGACTGAGCTGGTACAGGATCGAAAGAATTTGATGGACAAAAGAGGAATTTAAATTGACAGAAAACTCCCCAAAGTGGTAAGATAAATTATACTTACAACAAAGGAGATTTGATCATGTGCTTTCTAACGATTCTAACCATTATTTTCATTGCATTGAAAGTAACAGGGCAAATAGATTGGAACTGGTTTCTGGTTCTTGCCCCATGTATTGTTGAGGTAATTGGGTATATTGTAGTTGGTGGATTCTTTGGTTGGATCTTCAAAAAAATTATGGAGAGTGAGTAATGGAACCAAAGTACGATCTGTTCGTTATCCTTGAGGGTGTATCACACCAAATCAAATACAATGATCCTGATGGATTTGCAACCAAAGAAGAAGCTATAGATTTTGTTAACACTATGCGAAAGACCACGTATGTTGATGGTATCCATACCACTGAGGGTATATTGTCATACAATGTGCCTAATATCAAAAGCGTATACTACTTCGCCAAACTAAGAAAGGAATAAACCATGTACCATAACGTAAGAGATAGTCTGGGGCGTTTCACAAAAGGATCTGGAGTAACAGTAACTGCAGTTAGTTCGTCACCAGCTGCTCAAACAGCCAAAGATGAACTGATCACCAAGTTGAAGAATGGAGTCTACCTGACCGTCCATGAGAAGCAAGGAGTCAGGGTACAGAACTTCCTCACATTGCTGCCAAGTTACATTGGTGCATATGTTGGAAAAGGAACTTCACGAAAGACCAACCCTTCAACTGTATTTGCTTACGATGTTATGGATGAATGCTTCAAAGCTGTCAATATAAATACAATTGAAGTGTTTGAAGAAAAAGATTGAATTAAAAATTGACAAGTGGATAGAAGTTTGATAGAGTGAAATTACATTGTCAGTTGAGAAGATTGGGTAATTGGTTTCCACAAACTCACGGAGCCAGCAATGTAAAGCGTAGTAAGGTATCGTCACCTTGGGTAGCCCCTAAAAGACTCAGCTCTTTACAATTACATACTTAAAGTTTGATTGAAGTGTAAAATCGTCTATCACGGTATCAATGATTAAAGTATAAGGGTTGCCCTCTTAAGTGAGACACACCAACTCTTCAACTCATTTACATATGAGTAACTTGATCACTACCTCAATGAAAGATTAAATGAAATTGCCCTCTTATTGAGACACCCCAATTTCCGTTTACACTTCAATGAAACTTTAAGTATAAATACTATTAAATGCGGTACTAGTATAATGGTTATTATTAGACCCTTCCAAGGTCAGGATATCGGTTCGATCCCGATGTACCGCTCCAATTTAATAGAGGCTTTATGGAAATCAAACCAATCATAGCTCAACCAAGAGATCTGAATCCTCAAGGGAGTGAAGAGGTTAAACCAAAAGCCCCTGTCGTTGAACTTGAAGCTAAAAAGGTTGAGAAAGAGGCTAAGACTGATACAGTCACTATCTCCCCAGAAGCTTTGAAAATGGTAGCTGCCAATATTGAATTTGTGCGAGTCCCACCTTGGACACCACAAACTATTGACCCTACAAAATAATTTTGCTAAATAATACTAAAGTTTTTAAAACTGATGCCGACAAGGTATTTTAAGCTGCACAAAATTTAAACAGGACACTGAAAATGAAACCATCGATACTCACAACTCAGCTGCAAAAACATTGGCTCTCAAGAGCAGAGTATTCCTGTACCTTGAGTCCGTCAATGCCAGCAGCCCCAGTACAGAATATTGATACACGCTTTAATTATGAGGTTAATCCCCTCTAAGCGTACCTACAGAATAGTAATAAGGGAAATCCCTTCTACTTGACTGTAGAAGGGATTTTTTAGTTTCTAGCTCTTTTAAAATTGAATATGAACCGTGAGACAGCTGGCGTGGTCAACACCCTTTCAAGGTGTGAAGATGGGATCGAAACCCATACGGTTTACCAAAATATTATCAGTGTGTAGGCTAAAGGCTAGTCGCTACGTTTGGGGCGTAGATCATGCAGGTTCGATCCCTGTCACACTGACCATTTTTGGGGCTTTAGTATAACGGGATTACAGTGGCCTTGCAAGTCATTGATTGGAGTTCGACTCTCCAAAGCTCCACCAAGTAGAAGGTGCATAAGTGTCAATGGGCGCACACAACCCTGTCAAGGTTGAAGAACGGGATCGAAACCCGTATGCACCGCCAAAATATGTAGGGGTATGGTGTAATGGTAACATCTTTGACTTTGAATCAAAAGTTCCCAGTTCAACTCTGGGTACCCCCGCCAAGTTCTTTCAAAATTAAATATTGGCGTATAGCGATCAGGGAGATTGCATTCGGCTGTTAACCGAAAATGAGGCTGGTTCGATTCCAGCTACGCCAGCCAAATTGGGGGTATAATTCAAATGGTAGAATATACGACTTTTAATCGTACTATCTCAGTTCGATCCTGAGTACCCTCACCAATTTAAATGGATGTTTAGCATAATGGTAATGCCCTCGCCTGTAAAGCGACAAGATAGTGGTTCAAGTCCATTAACATCCACCAATTTCATGGCAGATCATCAAGGATGGTCTTTCTCTCATAAAGAAGGATAGGCTGGAGCGTTACCAGCATCTGCTACCAAAAGGAATTTGCCATGAGTTATGTTGAACCAGTTATAAATGATGCATGTAAGGAAGCCCAAACAAGACGATTGGAAAGCCAATCAAAGGCATCAAGAATTACAGTTGATCAGGCAATAGCTCAAACAAAATCGATTCAAGATATACTTTTTAAATTGACAAGTGACAGTCCTTTAGATAAGATGGTTTATGTTGGTAGAGGGTATTCTATCAAAGACCTCAAGGATGATTTGAAGGAGTTGCAAAGTGAAACTAATTGAACAAATCAAAGCTGATCGGATGGTTGCTTTCAAAAACCAAGAGCATATCAAGAAAAACATCTTGGGCTGTTTGATTGCGGAGTCAAGTAAGGAAAGTAAAGACCCTAGTGATGAAAAAATTCTCTCTACCATTAAGAAGTTCATTGATGGTTCAAAAGAGATCCAAGCTGCTACATCTGAAGGTAGCAACGAGTTTTTTCAAGCGGTAAGAGAAGAGGAAATTCTCTCTGAATACCGTCCTAGCCAGCTTACCGAAGACGAAGTAAGGGTTATCATCAAGCATCTGGGTGAAATGGATTTAAAGGGCATCATGGCTCATTTCAAGACCTATCACGCAGGGCAGTATGATGGTAAAATGGTTTCAACAATAGTAAAAGAATCTTTTGTAAGATCTAGGTGGTAGCGGATTACCTTAAATGATCCCTCTGAGAAAGGGGTAGCCGACACGGGAAGATAGCAATGATGGTTCATGCGTCTGGTTGAAGCCCAGATCATGTTGGTTCGATCCCAACTCTTCCCACCATTTTAGCCTCTTTAGTATAGAAGTCTATACACTTGCCTGATAAGCGAGAGAGATTGGAGCGTTACCAATAAGAGGCACCAAAAGTTTATCAGGGGATAGGTATAAGAGTACTGCCAGCGTTGGTGCTGGAGAGAGCAAGGTTAATCGTCTTGTGAACCTGACCAAATTGAAATGTGTAGGAATGCAAAAAGTGAGCACACTGGCTGTGACCCAGTGGTAGACGGAGCATTACCGTCCCTACACTCCAAACTAAAAAGGAAACGTAATGGATCAAGCAAGTAGAAAATCAACGTATGATGTAATTGTTGTCGGTGGGAAGAAATTGATGAACTGCCAAGATAAACAAGTTGCCCAGGAATTGTATAATGAGTTCAAACTCCAATTCCCAACCGAAACAGTTCTCTTTTGTACCAATACCCCTACTGTTAGTAAGGGGCAGATTGAACCTGATCTTTATTAATTTGGTGAGGTAACTTGAAAGGTTCTAGACCGACTTGGAAAGTCGTGGGATCGTGCTAAGACCACGGTTGGGCTTCAATTGCTCACCTCATCGCCAGTTCTTTGAAAATATGGAAGGTAGCGTTCATGGGAACAAACTGCCTTGAAAGCAGTCGCCATCGTGCTAGTACCACGGTGAGGGTTCGATTCCTTTATCTTCCTCCAATTTTAGTTAATTAGTATAACTGGTAGTACTCTTCTGCAGAGGCTGTAGCTAGTTCGATTCTAGCGATAGGGTGGTTCCCACGTAAGTCCATAAGAAGACGGTGTTGGTTCGAATCCAACATTAACTAAAGTATCATAGCCCATTAACATAAAAGTAATGTGTCAGTCCTACAAACTGAAGAAGAGGGAGCGTTACCTTCATGGGCCACCAAAAACAGTATGCCATACTAATATGTTTTCCATAAATACTAATAAAAGTATTGGAGAATATATGATATCTAGTAAGTATACTAAAGAAATATTGGAAAAAATTGTAGCTCAATCGTATTGTTTTAGTAATGTATTAACATTATTAGGTGTTAAACAAGCAGGTGGTACACAATCACATATTAAAAAAATGGTTGAGAAATATGAAATAGATTACTCACATTTTACTGGCAAAGCTTCAAATAAGGGTAAAACTTTTAAAAAGAAAAGAACAGTTGATAATATTCTTTGTGTTAGTGAAAGCCCTAATAGAGAAAAATCACATCTCCTTCAAAGAGCATTGATTGAAATTGGTAGAGAGTGTAAATGTGTTGAGTGTGGTATAGGAAATACATATAACAACAAACCATTAACACTACAGATTGATCATATTGATGGGAATGGAAATAATAATTTGGCTGACAATTTGAGATTTTTATGCCCTAATTGTCACACGCAAACTTCTAACTATGGGAGTAAAAAACTTAAAATTTAATATGGGTGAGTATGCTATTTGGTATCGCAGCAAGTCTTAGAAACTTGTGTTTTTGTCAGTTCGACTCTGACCTCACCTACCAAATTTATAGATCATTAGTGTAATGGTAACACGACAAGCTCCAACCTTGTTATTGCGAGTTCGAATCTTGCATGGTCTGCCAAAATTTACTATCTACCAATGTGTAGAAAAGTGTAGCTGATATCTTCCAGCTAAGATTGAAGACCTTAAATGCCCCAGCCAACTGGAATGGAGTTTCCCTACGAAGGAAACAGGTGGGAGTTCGATTCTCCCCTGGGGTTCCAAAACTAAAGGATCTTTTATGAAAGTGTTTGATCACACAAAGTATGACAACTTACTTGGCATACTACAATACGATCATAAAAGTGTTGAAAGTTGGCTGTCCCAGTATAACTTGTGGTTCATTCGCCAGATAAATGAAACTGTTGAAAAAGGTATGGATTTACCAATGTTTGTTTACGCATTCTACAGGTATCTATACAAGCAGAAGTGCTTACCAACTCAGGAGCAATTGTATCAAGAATATATTAAACATGACTACTTCAAGGGGAAGAATTTATCAGAAGATATCATGATTGGTATCAAAGCAAGATTGCTAAGAGCATACCCAAGTTTGGTTAGAGATATTCACTTTGCTTTCTATGTGAAAGAAAAGAATCCAAATATAACAGCTCTTTACAGTATGAATCTTGACGTTAAAGAAGGAATTGATCTACTCTTGTTGAAGGATTCAAAGTACTATGGGGTTAACCTGTATACAGATACTCCAAGAGGAAAAGAAGCAAGATCATGGAAAACAAAAAGACACGAACCATTTTATAATGTTCAGTACATTGAGTTTCCTGTTAAGTTTGAAGAAAGTCATAGATGTGGCAAGTTCAATCTGTATGGTGAGACTGAGTATAACAAGTTGATGGAACTGATAGCATAGGGGATGAAATGAGAAGTCTTGATTGCCTACGATTAATTGGAATTGCTCTAGGGCAATCAAAGCCTAGAGAAGTAATAAAAGCAATCAAAGAAGTATCAGCTCAGATGTATCCTAACAATTTGCCTAGAAGAGAATGGGCTGAAGAAAACATTTACTTGTTCTATGATAGAGAAATAAAATATATGGAAGCAATGCGAGATTGAGGAACTTTTATGAAATGTACCCAATGTCATCAGGAAAAAGAAGAATCAGAATTTTATTATAGAGACAGGGTTAAAGGTTTAAGACGAAGTAACTGTAAAGTATGTTGTGAAGAAAGAAGAGATTCATCAAAGTACTATTACATGCATCATGAGAAATACAAAGCTAATACAAGGGCAAGAAATGATAAAGCAAGAAAAAGAGTACAAGAGTTTGTTCTTTCTTATTTGATAGAGAATCCATGTACGGTATGTGGGGAAAAAGACCCAGTAGTACTTGAATTTCATCATAGAGATCCAAGTGAAAAAGAGTATAATGTTAGCCAACTTACTAAAAACGGTTGGAAATTTGATAAATTGAAAATTGAAATGAGTAAATGTGATGTACTTTGCGCTAATTGTCATAAAAGAGAAACGGCAAAGCAACGTGGAAGTTATAAACTTATGAACGTGTTCCCTCAGTGAGGACTGGGCTTAGTCTGCAAAACTAATGTACAAGGGTTCGACTCCCTTCACGTTCTCCAAAATTGGAAGGGTAGCCTAACGGTAGGGAAACACTTTGCTAAAGTGCCTGGGGTGAAAGCCCCTGAGAGTTCGAATCTCTCTCCTTCCTCCATAAAAAGAAAGGATCAAAAATGTTAATTTTTAATCCTCGTCATGGGCATATGAATATTTTTGAAGAGATAATTACGTTTTGTTTATTAGCTCCAGTTATACTTTTTGTTTATTGTTTTCATTGGTTATTTGTTGTGACATGTAAAGCAAAGTTCTGAGTTTTCCATGTCGGTTACAAGGTGATTAGGTTTGTCGTTAACTGGGTTGTGGCATGACATACAACCAACTTTACCTTCGATGAAGTAGATAGCACGATTAATGTTTTGCTTGTTGACGTATCTTGGTTTGGTGAAAGAAACTTTAGCATAGTCCATTCCGATTGGGTGACTTCCACTAAGGGTTCCGTTTGATTCACCAATCCCAACTGCAGCATGATTTGCCAATTTACCATCATGGCAGCTCAAGCACCCAAGGGAAACTATGTCAGGGCGATTGTCATCTTCTGATGTGAAGTCAAGTGGGCGAAGATCTCTGGAGTTGTTGAGAGTTGTTGCAAAGCGGATTCTCTCAACATAGTCAACCTTAAGGATCTTATTGTAATCACAAGTTCCAGCTTGGGCTGAGATTGCTATAAGTGCAAAACTAATTGTCATAAATATTCTTGTTAACATGGCTTGTTTCTCCTTTAATCTTATAGTTGCAGAGACAATGCCAAGTGAAAGTTAAGTTATTTCAAGTAGTTAGTACAATTGTTCATTTTTTAATTGTGCATTGTTTGAAAGTGTGGTATAAAGGTTGAACATGGATCTTTCGTCCAACGGTAGGACACTCGCCTCATAAGCGACCAATTACAGTTCGATTCTGTAAAGATCCACCAAAATAAACTGTAAGGTAAAGTACAATGATAGATATAAATGATAAGATAAGTGTATGGCATACTACCAACGGTGAAATGCCGCTCCATGTGTTCCTAGGGATGATGTGGCATGAGTATACTGAGTTTGTTAAAACTGGGGATATCCCAGAACGATTGAAACAGGTTTATTGTTAATCCTGATTCGAATTGTAAATTACATAAATACTATTGTTATGTAATTTCGAATCAGGAGTTGGAGAATATGACTATATGTGTTTGTGGGGAAGAAACTAAGAATCCTAGATTTTGTTCTAGGTCTTGTTCAGCAAAAGAAACAAACAAGATTCCTAAAAGGAAAAAAGTTCCATGCTTTTGTAAAGTTTGTGGGATTGAGATTCCTAGTAGAAATCAATATTGTAATGATCATAATAAGAATATAGTTGATTGGAGTTTAATAACCTACGGTGAAATAATAGGAAAACGAGCATACCAAGTCAATTCAAGAATTAGAAATTTATGTAGAAGTCGTTACAAACAACATATTGATTCTTGTGAAAAATGTGGGTATGATAAGCATGTAGAGATTCACCATATAAAAGAGATATCATCATATCAAAAGGATGCTTTAATATCAGAAATAAATTCTAGAGACAATTTGAAGTTTTTATGCCCTAATTGTCACTGGGAAGAACATAATATGTCGGTGTAGCTCAATGAGATAGAGCATGGTTCTTCTAAAGCCAATGTTGAGGGTGCAATTCCTTCCACCGATGCCAATTTGCCGCCATAGTATAATGGCTATTACAGTAGACTTGTAATCTTCTGATCTCAGTTCGACTCTGAGTGGCGGCTCCAATTTAGAAAGGGTATCCAATGGCACATAATGATGAGTTTGGGTATCATGAACTTCTACATACTGCACATATTGTTGCGTGTATGTGGGAAGATCACATTGAAGGTCATGGGATAATGAATGACGATGAAGTATTACGATTTGAGGCTGAACGGATTGGTAAAGAGGTAGCATCATTCTACCAGTTTGTTGGGCGAAGAATCTATGAACTTGGGGAACAAACTAATGAAGTTTCTAATCCAACACAACCTGATCAACCCTGAGAAACTGGGTGAAATCAAAGAGGCAATCAAAGACTATCCTCATGAGTTTGTTGGGTTAATTCCATTCTCCCATGAGATAACTTCAAATGAGCCATTGGAAGGGGATGAATTCATTCCTTATGGTTCAACCTCAATGATTGAAGTTGCTCTGGAACATGGGTGGGCAGGGCTTCATTACAATCCAGTGACAGCAAACTACAGGGCATTTGTTGAAAATCGTAGAGACATGTTGAATAATGTTGTGATGCGATTGGATCAAGCAATTGAGTTTTTGGAGACACAGAATCCTGGGGAACTTTGGTTCACTAGACCATCGAAAGATCTAAAAGAGTATACAGGATTTGTTGATACTGCTGAAGAGTTAGTGAGACTATTCAAAGACAGAATGCTTTGTGCATCGTCTGGGTCTTACCAACTCAGCCCTGATACTGAAGTTGTTATATCCTACCCAAAAACTATCCATGCAGAGTATCGCTGGTTCATTGTTGGTGGGAAAGTAATCACTGGTAGTATGTACAAGAACGAGGGGCAATTATTTACTAAAGAAATAGTAGAACAAGAAATAATCACTGAAACCCAAAAATTAGCAGATTTTTGGTTACCTGACCCTTGTTGCGTGATGGATCTAGCTTTGACTGACTTTGGGGTGGAAGTGGTTGAATTTAACTGTATCAACTCGTCAGGCTTTTATGCTTGTGATGTTAAGAAAATCTTTGATGCCCTTTGGGATTATCATAAAGAAAGGTAAGTGTCATGGCAGCTACACAAGTGATTTTGCTTGACCACAATTTCAATTTCTTGAACATTATCACAATCAAGAAGTGTGTTAAGCTTATGGTCAAAGAAAAAGTTGAAGTTATCAAATGTACAGGCAAAGAACTACGTTGTGGATTCTTTCTTCCTTCGGTAATTCGTTTGCTCAAGACCATAAATGTATCTTTGACAAAGAAGATTCCTTTTTCAAAACAGAACATCTTTGTTCGTGACAACTACCTTTGCCAGTATTGCGGTAAAGAGTTGAATGTGAAGAATGCAACAGTTGATCATATTCACCCAATCTCTAGAGGTGGGAAGAACAGTTACGTCAATTGTGTTTGTAGTTGTAAAACATGTAACCAATGGAAAGGTGACAAGCTTCTATCCGAAACCAAGATGGTTCTACGGAAGACTCCAGATCACCCATCATTCCTAGAGTTTATGTATTTGAAAGCTAAGACCCTAGGGATCAACATGAAAGAGATTTGGGAGTAATGTGGAATGAGAGTATACTGGCATGATCAATTAGGTATTAATGAAAATTATTACCCTATTACAGGGTCTTCCTCAATTGGCCCAGGTGAGATATCAATTGATTCTGTTAAGGGCTTACAGGATGAATTAGACAGCCTGAGAGCAGAAAACAAAGAACTTCGTGAATGGATTCGTTGTGGGAGATATTAGATTTAAATAGACAGGAAACTCCTTTGGTGTTAAAGTGAATTATACACTGAAACAACAAAGGAGATTTCCAAATGTCTAATACAAAATTCAACGCTGATGAGCTTACTCTTCTTGCAGCTGGTCATGAGTGGCAAGTAACTAAAATCCACCCATCCCTGCAAAATGTTGATTTTGAGCATAGTGATCAAATTGAGTTTGATGGTGAGGAAGCCAATGGCAAGCCTTACTACATTCTGGCTGATGTAACTGCAGAAGTTGTCAAGTATGCTGACAACGAGTTTGAGTTCCTGATCTACGTGTCATGTGGCAAGGAGCAGCATACTGCAGTTGATGAAGAGGTATCCACCATTGAAGAGGTTGTTGCTCTGTTCGTCAAGTATGCTAAAGTGGCTGATATCCCATGTGATGAAGTTTCTTGGAAGTAAGATTTAAATAGACAGAATACAATTACTCATGTATAGTCTAATTATACTTACAACAAAGGAGATTTGATCATGAAGAAGCAAGCAACTTCACCATTTGAAACTATTATTCCTAACACGAATAAAGTGTTTTTGAAATTGGATACAAGCAAAGCTTCTAATGATAGGATATATTACTTCACCAATGGTATCAACCACTTGTCTGTCAACATGACGTACCTTCAATCAGTTCAGCAAGTGAAGTTCCTTGAATCGATTGGGATGATTGTTGAAGATAGATCGCATTAAATAATTGACAACTAACTAAAGATCTTGTATAGTCAGTTTATACTTTAACGAAGGAGATTGACCCATGCAATTTGATAAGATTACTTTTGTTGTGAATGCAATCAATGATAACTCTACCAATCATCAGGAACTGGTTAAGACTTTGATTGACAATGGGGCAATCTCGCTGGATGATGTTTACAATGCTCTCAAGCACACCACTGGACGTATTATCAATGGTGTTGCAATCCCCAAAGCTAACTATGACATTTATGTAGCATTGGTCAAAGCTGGGGAACAGATTCAAGCAATCAAGGCTATTCGTAGTGATACAGGGCTTGGGTTGAAAGATGCAAAGGATATCGCTGACAAGATCAGGGATACCGAAAAATAGTTTCATGCCTGTGTAGCCCAACGGCAGAGGCACAAGCTTCAAGAGCTTGTAAGTGTCAGTTCGAATCTGACTACAGGTACCAAATTTGCGAGTATGATGGAATTGGCAGACATGGGTGGTAAGTACTGATTGGGAATTGGAGTCATGCCCAACTAGCAGTCAGTGGCTACCGCTACAAGAAGATGGTTGAGGGTTTAGATCCCCTCAGATTGAGAGAATTGGTTGGTGAGTGTTGGTATATCTGATGGTAGTCATGAACCTTTAGATTATCAATATACCCAACAAGTCAAGAGTCATGAATCTTGATAATGCAATCAATCAAGCCAAATTCTTTTGCAGGTTCGATCCCTGCTACTCGCTTCATTTTAAAGGTTGAGTCAGAAATGATTCCCTGATTGTTCTTTCAAAATTTATGGGTGAGCATGGTTGTCTGGTTTATAGGTGGTGTACAACATCCTATTTCTGGTCGGTGGTTCGATTCCACTCTGTTACCCACACCTTTATTGGGAAGTAGCTCAGTTGGCATGAGCGAGGGACTGTTAATCCCTTTGTCGTAGGTTCGATCCCTACCTTCCCAGCCATTTGTCCTTATCGACTAGGCTGGCCCAGGTCGTCACATTCTCAGTGTGAAAACAACGGTTCAAATTCGTTTAAGGACACCAAAAGTATTCTGACAGCTGAACGGGTAGGCTATGCCCTAGCGCAAAGGGCAAGATAGGTTCGAATCCTATTGTCAGAGCCAAAAGCGGGGAACCTACTGACCATGTGGAAGTGGTTCTTAATGTAACGAGATATAGGGGTGCGTTGAAAAATGTGATCCTGTTCAGTATCGTTACCCCAAGTAGTTTATAAGGATAAATATGTCTGAGTTTGTGTTTAATGAGAACATAAAAAGATTTCCAAAAATATTATCATTCACTCAGTTCATTATGTCTGAGTCGATTGAGCCTGTTGAAACTTTATATGGAACTGACTATCAAAATAAGAATTGGATAGTTCATGGTACATTTAGAGTTACCTTTTATAAGTCAGATAAATATTCATACGCTGTTATCATTGATGGATTTAATATAGGATTTATGGTTGCAGATAACATTGTTCCTATTGAAGACCTATCTGATATTGAAAATTTAGGGGAATTGTTTTCTTTTGAAAAGAAGAAGAGAAGTGAGGCATTGAGAACTTTCAACAACTTCTTTTATATTATTTTGGAAGGAATCAAAAAATTTAACTTAAACAATGTACACTTCAATACCGATGATGCTGATCTTGGGAGTGTTTATAATAAAATTGTTAAGAATCCATTTTTTAATAGACAATTGAACAAAGTTGGGTTAAAGTACATAAAGACTGTAAACAACTTTCACGTTTTTGGCAAAATATAGATTGTTGCGGGTTAAGATAAAGGTAGTCGCTGAGTCTCATAATCTCAGAGCAATGGTTCAATTCCATTACCCGCTACCAAAATATGAACGTGGTTAAGACAACGGAGTAAGGGGAACCGCAAGCTTGATCAGGCTACTCTAAGGGTGCGAATCCTTTCACGTTCAACTTGTTCTTTAAAAATCTGTGATTAGCTCAGTTGGTTGGTCGGGTGCTCTTAAGGGTAGCTCCCTTTTAAAAGGCATACCACCCATGAAACAGCGAGAATAACAGACGGTTCAGAGAGCGCACTGAATTATGTACTGCCAAGGCAACTGTGGAGTGAGAGCGTTAGACTCATCATCTAAAGGTCGGTGGTTCGAATCCATCATCACAGTACAGTTTTGATCTTTCACAATTTGAATTGTTATCGGCTATATACCTTGATTATGTCTCCTTCTTGGGCATACTTCTAAAACTATGATAAATGACATGGGCTTGACCCATGTTAGTAAACATAATTTGGGTGCCTATATAATTTCCGATAACACAACCGACAGGCTATGGGTTAGCATACTTCTTACTTATCTTGGACATAAACTGCTGCCTAATCCCCTGTCACTTAAAACTAAAGGAATCAAGATGAAAAAATTTACTGTTCTTGTTTGTGTGATTGCTGGTCTGCTTAGTGGTTGTGGTAAGATTGATCGGGTAACTTCTTCCTTCACAGGCAAACCTTCTGAAGTATGTGTTGATGGAGTTTCTTATCTTCAATTTACTTCTGGTGCTACTGTTAAATTAGATATCAATGGTAAACCTGTTCCATGTAAATAGTTTGGCAAGGTTGGGGTAGCGAGACAAAGCCTAGAGACTCGTCCCGTAAAAGTCAAAGCTCTATACCTACCAATTTTATAAAAAACTTGAGGCTCAGAACTACACATACTTCTATGCCGTAAGGCACTCAACCGCTAATTGAAATCAGTGTGTTCGATATCCTCAACTAACTAAAGGAATAAACTAATGAACGCTCAAATCCAAGCAATGATGATCCGTAGAAAATCCAAAGTTATCGTTACCAACATTTGTGAGGGTTCCACTCCCCAAGGTATGGTAGGGGCTATCATTGGTAACTTTGGTAAGCTTGGTTATGTCATGAGTGCTGATCTAGTTGAAGCATTAAGTGCATGTAACTATACAGAACTGGTTGCATTCCATAACGAAGTATTCCCTATACTCAAAGAGCAAGTGGGAATGACAAATTCATATTTCCGTCCAATGTATCCAAACTTCCCTACCCAAGTTGCATCTGCATCTGATGAAGAATTGTGGATCAATGCTATCATGCATTACTTTGGTGCATCTATCGAACTACGTGTGATGCCAGAGTACAAGGAAGAAGTTCGTTTTCCTTTCTGTGAATCACGTGAGCCTCGTTTCCTAGGGCTTGGTACTTCCCAAGATGCCGAAGCAATGTTCACTGAGGTTCTTGAATCCAAAGCTTCACCTTCTGTACAGGACAAGGCAGACATTGATACAATTTTTACATCTGGGTTTACTTATCTCCCTGCAACAATTTCTAACAAAGAGAAATTGGCATATGTTTGTTCAAAGAATCTTAGCTTCTGGGGGCAATTGAAAACAGCAACTGACGTTTTGCGTGTGGCTGTTGCTATGTCTAATGGGGATATCTCTTTAGCTAAAAAAACCAAATTTGGCAAGTTCCCAAGAGTATTGCGTAGAAACTTCCTGTTAACCTTGGATGGAATGAATCAAGCTTCTGTTCAAGAAGACATGATGCGCTTTGAGGGTATGTGGATTCGTCTAGGGGAGAAACTTCACCCAATGGAATACTGCAACAAATACCCTAACATAGCTCTGTCTTTCAGCAACTTGCGTAATGGTAATATCCAAACTACTAATAGCAAGATCGAAAAATATCTGGCTACTGGGGATTTTAAGCGATTGGTTATATTGCTACAGGATCGTCCTGGGGATTTTGCACGTAGATTGAATGCTGTGTTGACTAATGCAACTGATCAAATGGCTGTTGTTACAGGGTTTGGTGATATCGTTGACAAGGTATCAACTCCAGTGTTGTGGCAATTGCTTGGGTATTTCTCTAACAGAGATATGCTCATGACTTTCCGCAATAGGATCTTCTTGCCTAAGAAACCAGTTGCTCTTGTGTCTAAGAACAACTTGGTAGCATTACCCAATAATGTGGAAAGACGCATTATTGGGATGATCGAAAGATCATTGGAAGATCGTTATGCTGACGCACACTTTTTTGCTCCATTAGGGAAAGTTTATATTGATCCTATTTGCCAGAGTTTGTTGATCCCTTCTGGGAATCGTTCAGCTTCGACTGCACTCCGTCAGGTTGCTGTAGGGTCACGTTTCCCATTACCAAAAGACAAAGACACTGTTCGTCTGTTTGTTTACTGGATGGATCTGAAAGGTGACAATGGCTCTGGGGATAGAGGGTACCGTTATGGCTCTAGGGTAGACCTTGACTTGTCTGCAGTAATGTATGATAAGGATTTCAACTTTCTTGGTCAGTGCTCATGGACTAATCTACGTGAAGGTGAAGGGGAAGATGCAGTTATGTGTCACTCAGGGGATATCACTTCTGCTCCTGATGGTGCAGCTGAGTACCTTGATATCAATCTGAGCAAGCTTGGTGCTGATGTGGCATATGTAGCTTGTAATATATATAACTACACTGGGCAGAAGATGAATGAACTTTCTGTTGGTACTTGTGGTTGGATGGTTCGTGAGTTCCCTGGGTCAGGTGAGATCTTTGAGGCATTGTCTGTTGAGGGTCGTTGTGACTTGACAGCAGATGCTACTGCAACTTGCCCTATGATAGTGGATGTGGCGAAACGAGAGGTCGTATGGACTGATTTGGCAATGACACTTGATGGGTACTGTCATTCTACAGAGACAACCACTCAGAAGGGCATTGCGACTGCAGAACTGGCAACTCGTATGGCATATACCAAAGTGTCCTTGTATGACCTGTTCTTCATGCACGTTTTAGCACGTGAGGGAAAATTGGTTGTTAATCGTGAAGATTCTGATTTTGCTATATGTGAAGATGGGGATTTAAGCCCTTATGATATAGCTAAGATATGTGCGGAGTGGTTATAAAATAAACTCAAGAGGGTAATACATGTCAGATTGTAATCATGATGAAGTGACGGTAATGATGGACTACAAACAGGAGATACAATCAATCACTTGTTCTGAATGTGGGTACTCATTTACTGTCCCTGAGTTCAAGAAACGTAAGTTCAAGGCAGTTCTTGTCAAAGAAGTTGGGAAATGAAAGTAGCCAGAGTTGGAGATCCAGCCTCTGGGAACTGCAGCAAACATAATGGCGCAAGTGTAACAGGAGTTATAGAATCCTCAACCAATTCCATTGTGACCTGTCATGATGGGAAGATAGTTGCTGTTGAGGGTGATATTATTAAATTTTCTTGTGGGCATACTGGGAAGATCAAATCTGGTTCTGGGGCTAGTAAGGTTACCATAGCTGGGGTGCCAGTGGCTGTTAAGGATAGTGTAGTTGAAGGTGACGTTAATGGTAAGATCGATGATGGATCTGGGCAGCTCACCATATCATAAAGGATAAACAAATGAACCAACGTGAATGGATTGAATTTGGTAAGATGTATGATAACATGACTGCAGTTGGGTTTTTCGTAGATCTAAAAATGCTTAAAGCAAACTCTATGTATTATTGTCATGTTACTAAGGTAAATGAAGTTGACGATGAGGTTATTACTTTAGATCTAGTTGGTGCTTTTGGTTCCCCATACTATGCACTCAAACATGCTTATTTCACTTTATACTTAGAAGATACTAATACTGAAGATATTGAACTTGATATCTCTTCAGAATCATTGGCTATTTTATATGATCTGGCTGATAAAAAGTATATAACCATTGATGAATTGTTCACTGAAATCCTTACTGATCATTTAAAAACAATTTAAATTGACAGACAATCTTCTGCGTGGTAATGTGAATTATACACTACACAACAAAGGAGATTGATCATGGGCTGGACATTCACACACGTTGAAAAAGGTGCAAGCGTTTCTGAGTTCTTTGCTAACCAGTTCAACTACACCCGTGAAGATGGTTCTTATGGTAAAGTTCTTCTTTGCAAGTCAACTCCCCATGAGGCTTACATTGCCTACGAAAGAAAATTGGTTGGGCAAGAGCCAGAAGTTACTGCTATCGTCTGTCTGATCCACCGTGTTAAAGCCCACTTCAATTTTGGTTACAAGGACATGGATGAAACCATGCAACCTTACTACTACAATTGCCCAAAAGAAGTTCTGGCTCTACTGACTCCTACCACGAATATGAATGCTCAAGTGTGGCGCAATGAATGTGCTAACAATAATGCACAAAAAGTATTAACCAAAGCTCTCAAAAAGGGTGATGTAGTTGAGTTCGACACTCCGTTCAACTTCAAAGGGTATGGTAAAGCTGCAATTTTCACCGTCCTTGACATTAAGAAAAGCCACTACTATGCTCAATCACTTGGTATCACTGTCAAGCTTACCAAGTCTTCTGTAGCTAACCGTTCATTTGTAGTTCTGTAGCCACCAACTAACAAAGGAGATTGCCATGTCAGAAGTTAATCAAGAAGAGATTGTTGTCCCTGATACGATCTGTGGTATTGCTGCAATGGCTGAAAAAGATTGGCGTAAACAGGGTAAAGGTGTTAATTATGGAGCAAGACCATACCTTGATGCGATGTTTGCTCTAAATACAGTCAAAGATTCGTATGGGTGTGATTCTGGGTACAGTGTTGTTGCTTACTTCTTGAGTAATGCAACCTCATGGAAAGGCCCAGTTGCCAAAGCTTGCAAGGCTAAACTGAACAAGATGCTCAAGGGGAAATGATGAGTCAATTTGAAAAATATCTTTTGGTAGAAGCAATAACTCCAATACAAACTAATTATGGGTTGAATCCCACTCTTGATGATAAAGAGTGGGATGCTCATGGAAATATGTCAAGAACATATTTTGAATATACTGGTAGAATATTTGCAGTTGATATATCATCAGATGGTGACGTATCATTCGGGACAGCAAAATATACTGATGTCGATACAACAAAGCTTCAAGACCCTAGATATACTAGAACTTTATTCACTACTCTTTCAATGGGAGTTGGTATTAATTCTTCTAGTATATTCAATAGAGTTTTCTATGTATTGCTTGAAGGGTTAAAAACAAAACAACCAAAGATTCTAAAATTTTCCGCTTCATTAGAAAATCCAAAGCTTACCAAATTTTATGATTTTCTAATATCAAATTCAAACTTTAAAGATGAGTTGAGCAAAAATGGGTATAAAGTATATGGCAAAGTTCATAACGATTACATAATACAAAGGATCTAATATGTATGATTACTTTACCCAAGCAAAAGCACAGACTACTTCTGAACATACTTTAGAGGATTTAAAAGATTCTACATTGATAGATAAAGAAGTCAATGAAGTTTTTTGTAATGTATTCGGAAGTTATAATATGTCTGATAACTTAGAAGATATTTACAGGGATCATCATTCTCATTTTTTTGTGGACGATAAGTTATTTTTAATGTTGGAGATTGAAAAAAGATTTGAAAATTTTGGGGTTGAGTTGAATGAGGAACACTTTAACACGATGATAACTGTTCAAGATGTTTTTGATGAAGTTAAAAAGCAAATAAAGGCTAAACATGAATAGAGTAGTTGCTGCAGCAGTCAAGACAGAGGATGGGGTGATTCATTTCATCCCATCCCCTCATAGACACCACCATGTTGTACATGCCTTGCATCATTCCATGAGCAAGAGTGATAGCGTTATCATTCAAGCACGTGGGGAGCAAGGTTTTGTCATTAGTGATGGCACGTTTGCAAATCGGATAGAAGCTGCTAAAATAGCTCTTGATGCTGGGCAATTGCTGCTCCTATCCCACCCACCAAACCTCTATAGTGAGGATTTGTGGTAATTATTTTTATAAATACTATAAAGTTTCACTAAATTAATATTTCACAAGCAATAGAAGGAGAAAAGAATGGCATTTAAAATTATCAATGGTTCACTGACATTCGTTGAAGATGTTGAAGCCCCTGTTGTTCAAGAGGAACTTCAAACATTGTTGGCCCAAGTAACTGACGAGAATTTGCACCCAGTAGTTTTTGATGGGGAACCAGTAGGGATTGAAGCATTTGCTGAAGCTCCTGTTGAGGCATCTGAGCCAGTTTCCGAAGAAGTTGAAGTACCAGTTGAGGAAGTTGTTGAAACTGCCCCAGAAGAGATCTCAGAGGATCTGAGTATCATTCCTTCAGTGAATGAAGCACCAATCCCAGTGAAAAGCACCAGCTTCATTGGTAAGATGTTCAAAAAATAAGTTTTTCAGAAGTGGGTACCTAATGAACGATCAGGTACCCACTTACTAAACCACAACCTCTACCTATCACTCAAATCCAACAAAAACGAGTGAAATACAATTAAAAGGAGAACTGCCCACGACAAACTGCAGCTTGGGTACTGCACATAAGGAGTTATTATGCTTAAGACATTTAGTATCACATTTTTAACACTAGCAACATTCCAAATATTTACCTCTGTTAACGAATTTCATCACGATCTACCTACCCCTGTACAAATAAAAGAGGATAGCAAGCTAACTGAAACTAGACATGCTCTACGACTACTAGGGCAAGATCTAAAATACGTTGATCCTGTATATCATTCAGCTCTTGCAAACGACATTGACCCTGTTCTCTGGGCATGTAATGTTCGCACTGAATCCCAATACAAGATCAATGCTGTTAGTCCAATGGGTTACAAAGGATTGGCTCAAACTCGCAAAGCAGTCATGAAAACTGGGTACGAGGTAGGGGATCTTACCTATGGTTCCTGTGAACTTAGAGATAAGTTGAGGATTGCCAAAGGTGATATGGTAAAAGCGTTGACTTTCTATAAGGGAAGTGCAACTCTTTATGACAAGCAAGGTAACAAAACAAAAGGACATCAACAAGCATTAGAAGTTCTTGAACTCTATGCCAAAATTAAAGAACAAATGAAAGGATAACATTATGCAAGAAGGGCATCATGATATAGTACCACCACCAACCCCACCTAAATGTAGAAGTTCTCATGAAACTGGGCTTGGTATTTCATATGTGGATCAAGAGGATAAGAATGTCACTATGAAGAACCGTAGTGTGTTTGTAGAGGGATTCAAAAAAGCATGGGATACCTTTCATAGGTACTTCGTGTACATCCTAATCGCAGTCCTTCTAGGGATCTACATAGGGATAACTGCATCAAGGATATACTATGCCGACAAGATCAAAGAGAACATCGATGTTGGCGGGATGGTCTATAAAGGGAAGATCTACAACATCACACCAAAATAATGTCAAACATTGACATAGGCGATTAAAGAAAACCCACGTTCCTTGTATAAAGGTTCGTGGGTTTTCTCAACTGCCCAATATGCTGAATCTTTGTCATTCTCTGTTGCCCCAAACATGATAGCTATTGGAGTCTTAGTTGTCAGTGCGTACATTTGCGCTAGGGTATAATAAGGAAATTTCATTGGTTGTTCAATTCCTTTGCAAAATTAATTTATAGTTATTTATGTAAATCCAAAAATAAAATTGATAAATAAAGATAAACTAAACTTAGGAGTGTTTTTATATGGAAATCAGAAGTTTTATAAAGTTCTTGATAACAGAAAAGAATGTAAAGAATGAGAAAAATGAAATTTCTATTCTTGAACCACCTCTCGTCACAGACAAAGATGGTACCACATATTCCAATGGTAGAGCACTTCACCCTAATGTTAGTAGTGCGTTAAATCATAATGGAAAAATGATGTTCTATGCTTTCGATTTGACCAACAAATGCAATCGGGGATGCCCAGGCTGCTATGTTGATCGTGCTAAAGAAATATCATGCAATGCTGTTAAGGATATCCCAATCAAAGAATATAAAGGTGATCTCAACAAGTGGGAAGCTCTAGCCAAAGATCCTAAGTATGTCAAAAGCAACCCAGGATACCCAGCTGCCCTTGAGGATGCAAAACGTCAGACCAACGCTAATGGTGGGATCAGAATGTTCTCAGCTGCTGACTACCCAAATGCTTCTGACCCTGAGTACATCAAGTACATGTCAGATGCTGGTATCACTGACAAAGACTTCTTCAAACACCAAGTAGATGCTTTCATGCATGATGCTAAAGTCAATGGCTGGCATGTAAAAGCTATCACCAAAGAATTGAACTTCCTCAAAGATCATATCCACCATGATGCCCTCAAGGGTGTTGACGTTTCCATGAATGCCCAAGGGTTCGGTGAATCCCATGAGTCAGTCAAGGCAATGAAAAAAGGTGAGCATGAAAAGTTCACCCCAGAAGAAAATGCCAAACTCAAGAAGCACACCAAGAAGATCATTGGTAGAACTGTTACCCATACCCCATTTGATCTACTCAAGATCCTTGAGCACAAAGATGATCACAAGCATATTGGTGTTATCACTTCTGCCCATGATATCCCAGGTAATGGTATTCGTTACGTTCCATCAAAACCTAAAGAGCCATTCTCTCCTAAGACAATCATCATACAGGTTAACTTCCCTGACAAATTAATGCATGTTCTTAATGGAGTTGGTAAAGCTTCTGTGTCAGAAACTACCGCTTCATTGAACGAGTATGTTGCTAAGTATAACAAAATTCGTGACAAAGTTAAAGCTGGCCTTGACGCTGGGCATCTTGAAATCTCAGCTATCAAATATCAAATCCCTACTGAAGTTCAAGAAGCAAAGAAACCACTTCCAGTAGAAGATGATGTAGAACTTGATACCAGTGTTGCCCAAGATGAACCAGAGACTGATGATCAAGAGGGTGGGGATGAAGTAGGAGCTAAACTAAATCCACAACAAGTTGTTACCCTTGATCGTAAGAATGGTGTATGGTACCAAACTGTATCATATAGAAACCATGAGAAGAAATCAGCTAAATCAAAAGCTAATCTTATCCCTGATATTGAAAACCAATTCGATATCATTAACCCAAAGTATACCCAGACATTCACTGAACAGGATGCCAAGTTTCTCCTTGGGAAGATGAAAGGGAAAATGTGTTGTGCTGGAGATATCAGAGGCAAAGAAGCTAAAGGCAAATGCAACAACTGCAATGCAAAGTGTGGGGTCGCTGGCTGTGGTTCCAATGTTGATGAGCCTAAAGGTAAGAAACAAAAGGTAGAGGAAAGTAAGTTTATCGATCTACTTTAACCTGTAAGAATTAAATAGACAATGAAATCCCCTTCATGGTATTGTCAATCATGAAGGGGATTTTTTTAAGGAGAAGCATATGTCACACATTACCAAAACAATAGAAATATTAAATGAAGAACCTTGGTATAAAAAAGAAGGGTTAAATGTGTCCAACCCTGTGACTTCTATATCATTGGAACATTTGAAAAGTGCATGGAAGTTAGTGAAAGAATTTGACCAACTCATTGCTATGTACCAACGAGTAGATGGGTTGGGATTTATAGTAGGGGCAAGAGAAGAGAGATTTAACATATTCACTTCTTTAAACTGTACCAAGCCTAGAGAAGGAACACCAAAATATAAAAATTCAGTTCAAGTTGCTATGGTATATGCAAATGAAGGGTGGAAAGACTCAGGGTACACTAAGTTAATGTATACAGAAGCTGCAAAGGTATGTATCTTAATATCAGACTCAACGCAATATGGTAGATCCAAAGATCTATGGAAATCATTAGCCAGAGATCCACATATCAATGTTTATATCTATGATGGGATGAATAAATCAATAACCCTCTATGATTCTAATAACATTAATGAAAATGAGATCTGGGGTACTGAGGGTAAACATGTTTCAAGATTACTTGTTGGGACTGATAAAGTTTTAAATTGACCCATAACCCCCTTTGTGATAGATTGAAGTTACATTCTATTACAAAGGAGATTTTTTATGTCATTTTGTCCAACTTGTGGAAGTAGTCAAGGACTGTAGTGTATCACAATACTATTTATAAAGGGGATTAAAATGTCAGAAGAATCTAGGTATGAATGGTGTTGGTTAGCATTTGCTAAACATCTTATTCATTGGAAATATTCATCTGATTATAGATGGGCAGCAAATGTGGCTAATCGTTGTGAAGTGTATAAGAAACTAATTATATGTAGTGAGTAGAACTAAACAGATAAGGAGATTAGACCATGTTCGAAATATTATTCCTAATAGGGTTTACTGTCATTGTTGGGATATGTGCTATCTGGGCATTTGAAGATCTTTCAAGTGATAGGAGAATTACCAATCGTAAGCAATAGCATTCTTAAAAAAGCAATTGAAGAAGCTGAGAAGAGTACATACAAACAACATAGAGTTGGGTGTGTGATCTTCAAAGGGCGTAAGATCCATTCTGTGGCATTCAATTCTGTCAGGGGTAACCAGATAGAGTCTAGGTTCAAAAACTTCACTGAGAGCCTTCACGCTGAAGCTCATGCCCTATTCAAATGCAACTTCAGCCTTAGAGGGTACTCAATTCTGGTTGTCCGTATAAATAAACACGGTGAGCTGAGAAATGCCAAGCCTTGTACATTCTGCATGGACTACATAACTTTCAAAGAAATCAAACATATCTACTACTCTGATGTTGATGGTATTTTTAAATTGACTTGAAACTAATCTCAGGTTATAGTCTGATTATACTTCACAACAAAGGAGATTGATATGTTCTGTTCACATTGCGGTGCTCCATATGCAAGGAAAATGGGAGAGATTAATCTAAATATAATTCCTACAAAAAATGAAACATATGAAATGGTTACTTTAGTTGAATTTGAATGTATAGAATGTAATAAATATTCATATGTTAACCACCCATATTAATGAGGGAATATGATTACCAACATTAAGTTTGTTACAGCGGCAAATACCAATTTCCCTCACAAAGATCTTGAAAATTTAAGAATGCGTATTCTTGCTAACTTTGATGCTGGATTCAAATTGCATGGGGCTTTGGTTTGTAATGACGAAGTATATATTCAAACAATGACTTTCGATATTGAGGATAACAGGTAATGATTCAACTCCAAGATAAATACATTAAAAAACTGGCTAAAGACGATATCAAACGATTCAAAAAGAATGCCTTAAAGGAGAAGAAAAGTGAAAACGTACCTAGTGATAGTAAACAGCGAAACCAATAACATCTTCTCCAAGGTTCGCCAGCATACACCAAAGACTTTCAACCAGCTGAAAGCTTATCTGGCTGAGTTGACTGAAATGTTTGATTGTGAGTTCAAAGTGAAAAGATGTATCCCTACCAAAGCAGGGCTTAAATTCATTTAAAGGAAGAGAGAACAATGGAAGCAGCAGATTCACAAGCACAACAACTCCCTTGTGGTTGCAGTACAGAATTCATCAACAACAAATTCATAAATATCCTGTGTGATGAACATGAGTTTGAGTATCAGGGGATGAAGTCTAACCCCAGCCAGTACCGTAGAACCAAAATGAAAGACTACAGGGAGAATTGATGGTATCTGCGAACATAGCGTATGCTAAAAAGAATGGGGTCGTTAAATCAGTACACGTAGATAGTGACGGTGAAATTGATGCCCTTGGTGTGGAACTAATTGAATACTTCAGTGAGCTATCAAATGTTAAGTCATTGGTAGTTAGCTCCATTTCTACTATCAGTGACGGTGATGTTGAATACCTTGATGATATCGATGGTCTTACAGAAGAACAACTTGACTTCATTGAATATGAAGACGAGCAAGATTATATCGATGATATGAATCCCTCGTTGTACTATTACCTCTATAAAAACCTCAACTGGACGGTCTGTAAGCCCAACCAATCTGAGTTCAAAGATCTTGAAACAATTCTCAACGAAGAGTTCTAATCTTGGAATCTATTAATATTTGATTTTGCACAATCCTTGTGTTATGATCAAAAAACTAACTTAACAAACGAAAGGAATTTCAATGTCAGATTTCACCCCTGATGAAAAAGTAGTAAAAATTATGGCTAACTTCGCTGGTATCAACCCCTCAATGTTGATTGAACCAGAGCGGCTGGCTGTAATAAGTAACGCAAAATCGGTTGTAGCCAACTATAAGTTCCCAACACCATACACATTCGAACCATTCGGATTGTATGATTCATCGGATGCCCTTAACATTATCAATGCTCTAACCAAACCTGAGATTGAAGTTAAGGACAAGTTCATTAACATCATTGGGGCCAACAACGACAAAGTGAAGTACTACACCACGGCTACTGACCTTGTTCCCAAAGTCCCTGACGTTGAAGCTAAGTTCGCCAAAGTCGATTGCCTACTGGAGTTCCAGCTAACGGCTGACAAACTTGCGGTTATCCAAAAAATGATTGGAATCCTAAAGTCAAAGTACCTGTTCCTTGAAACAGAAGGTAAACAGATCCGCTTGACAATCGGTGATGAACTTGAATCATCAGGGAACAACTATGACCTTGTTGTTGTCGATGGCATCACCACCAACAACCTTGATGCCCCAATCAAAGTAGCATTGGTAGACTTCAAAATCTTGCCTGGGGAATACAATATCAAGATCAACAAAAAGATCACCAAATGGGAAAACCTCAATGGTGTGATCTACTACATCACAACTGCAGCATAAGGTGCCAATGTTCCAGAACAAAGTTGTTATATGTACCAAGTGCAAAGAAGAGTATAACATATTTGTGCTTGATAATGTTCCAGTAACCCAATTTGTTTGCCCTCATTGTGGGGCAAAGTATGAATATAACAAAGTTTGAGTACCATCCCCCAAGAACAGGGAACTGACGAGCTTAGATAAAAGGATAGTACAAAGTAGCTAGTCGAAACGGAAATCCTCAATAAGAAAAAGACTCTCAGCGTGTTGGCATAAGGGATGGTACTCAAAATTTAAAGGAATTAATGAATGGAATTGATTGGTACCTCTTCTCTCCTTGTGGAGAAATATCGGCCCAAAACTATCAATGATCTTATTCTCCCAGCAAAGTTTAGGAAATTATTCCTACAATTTGTGGCAGACAAAGATATCCCCAACTTACTATTTACCTCTACTGCTGGTAGGGGTAAGACTTCTACTGCATATGCCCTATGCAATGATATCGGCTCTGATGTTCTGTATATCAATGGATCATCTGACACCGATATCAACACTGTTCGTTACAAGGTAACTCAGTTTGCCTCTACCAGCTCCTTCAGTGACGGTAAGAAGGTCTGTATCATAGATGAAGGTGAAAGGATCAGCCCCAATGGGCAAGATGCCTTGAAAGCCCTCATAGAGACTACAGAGGCTAATTGTCGTTTCATCATCACCACCAACAATCTGGCTAAGATCATCGATCCTATCCAATCACGTTGCCAACTGATGAACTTTAACTTTTCCCAAGAAGAAACCAAACCATTGATTGTTGCATACTTCAAAAGACTATGCTACATTCTGGATAATGAAAAGATAAAGTACGACAAATCAGTGCTTGCTGAGTTCACCCAGAAGATGTACCCTGACTTCCGTAGGACACTCAACGAGCTGCAGAAGTTCACCAAGATGTACGGTGAAGTCTCTGCTTCGATCCTTCAAAGCCTTGACGGTGAACAATTCAATTCCTTGATTGAGGAAATGAAAAACAATAAGTTCAACAACGTCAGGAAGATTGCTGCTAATATTGATGCTACGGGGTTTTACCAAACATTTTATTCAAGTATTGATGATGTATTAGAAGATAAATGTAAACCTGACATAATTTGTCTTCTTGGAAGATATGCATACGAAACGTCATTAACTGTATGTCATGAAGTTACTTTAGTGGCTTGTTTGGTTGATATAATGAAATCAGCTAGTTGGAAATGATTTCAATCTTCCAACCATTTGTGTTTTTGATTCTAGTCAATGATGATTTTTTGTTTAATTTATTAGGGGGTACTAAGTATATCTCACTACCTCCAATATGTTTTAACAAATTATTGAAAGATAACAAGTGAGTATTTGTAAATTCTTTAAGTGATTTATGCCCCTTTATAAAAAATATCACTTGATCAGGGGATGTTAATTTATAGTTGTTAGTTCTACTATCAAGATAACATTGAGATCTTTTAACTCCTTGTTTTGATGCTCTGATTCGATCTTTAGTTTCTTGGGTTCTCTGTTTACCTTTGAGAATTATAGATTGACGCTGACAATGCTCTTTGGAATAGGTAGCACCTTTTCTATTACCACAGTTCAAGTTACCAGCTTTTAACTGTGCGAATGTTGCCTGTCTAATCTTTTCTTTAGTTGCTTGGGTAAACTTGACTTTATTACCACCCCCAAGTTTAAGGTTGTAAACATCTGAACGTGTAAGAAATGTTTCATTGACTATCATTGATTCATACTCTAAAGAATGATTTTCAGATAAACAATAATGTAAAATTTGTCTTTTGAAATTATGGGTTCCATACTTTTTGATTGCTCTTTTTAAGAGAAATCCAGACCCCAAATAACCATCATCAAGGTTGTAAGTAGAATGAACACCGACATACATTTTACAATTGACAAGGTTTGTTGTTAGATATACGATGTGGTACATGGTTGATATTCTCCCTAAATAGTGAGTGAGAAGGACAGCAGTATAAATCTCCCTACTGTTTCTGGTCTACTGCGAATAGCCAGATTACTTCTTCATATCTATTTAGTAAAATAAAATGAGGTAATAAATGGAAGTAAAGTCATTCTTTGATATCGTGAGTATCATTCTGGAAAAGAAACCTATCCCTTCTAATGAAGTGATCCAGAAGCATTGCAACACTTTTATGATATCACAAATGCTCTCATGTGACATTCAATTCACTGGGATTGCCCATGAAATGGCAAAGTTAAAGATATCCAATAAGATGTACTTTGATTGCCTGTACTATGGTATACCCAAGTGCAAGAAGTATATCAAGTGGAATGCTACCAAGGCTAAGAAAGAACAGAACATTCAGTACCTTATGGATTACTTTGGTTGCTCCCAGTTGACAGCCAAGGCATATGAACAATTGATCGATGCCAAAGAACTTAACGATATCAGGGAGTTCTTTGAAAATAGGGGTAAAGCATGAATTGGTGGGAATCTCCAAAAGTCGATATAATCTTTGCAGTTGGTGTAAGTTTTCTTGGGACTGCTGCAGATGGTCAAGTGAATGGGTGGATGCTTGAGGGTCTTTTTGAAACTGAAGAAGAGGCTGTCAAACATTGTGTTAATGATATGCATTTTGTTTGCCCTGTTCCAATTGGGATTATGATAGGGAAAGATCTTCCTGATGGAATTTATTGGCCTTTATGTCAAACCAAAGAACAAGGGCAAGAAACATTAGATAAGTATAGAAAGAATAAATCACAACAGGATGGGTGCCAAGAGGGTCTGCTAGTTGGAGCGGAGTAGGGACAGGACGCTGTTCACGAAAACGGACTAAGCGGTATGGAGTGCAAATCTCTAATACACCCGCCAAATTTTTATAAATAAGTATACCATAAAGAATCACCAAAAAGAGGTATATTTATGAATTACATGAGAATATACAATAACATCATTGAAAAAAGAAAAAATATCTTAATTGAAGGGTATACTGAGAAACATCATGTTATCCCTAGATGTATGGGTGGAACTGATGATATTGACAATTTAGTACACCTTTCAGCTAGAGAACATTTTCTAGCCCACATATTACTTACAAAAATATATATTGGTAATGCTAAGTTAATATATGCGGCTAATATGATGATGCATTGTAATCAAAAAAAGCATGGTAGTAGATATTATGAGTGGTTAAAAAAGAAATGGATATTAGAGATTGATCACTCACATTCAGATGAAACTAAACAAAAAATTTCAAAAGCTAACAAAGGTAGAGTTCAATCAGATGAACATCGTAAAAAAAATTCTGATGCAAATAAAGGTGCAAACAATGCTATGTATGGTAAGACACATACAAAAGAAGCTAGGGATAAAATCATTGCTGCAAATTTAGGCAAAGTTCGCACCGAAGAAAGCAAACAAAAACAATCAGAATCAACAAAAGGAAAAATTGTTAGGGATGAAAAGTACAGAGAAAAAATGTCAGAAGTAAAAAAAGGTAAAAAAAGAAAACCATTCACAGAAGAGCATAAAGCTAAGTTAAGAGCAATATTAAAACAAAGTAATGAAAGGAAAAGGAAAGCAGCCAATGAAAATGAATAGTGAAATTTATGTGAGTAATGTATTACGGTCTGAATCCCCTATCACTCCAGAAATGATTGAGCGGATAAGTGACCCAAAAATGATCCGATTACTACATGGTGCAATTGGGTTATCAACTGAAACTGGGGAACTGTTAGATGCTATCAAAAAGCATATCTACTATGGTAAACCTCTTGATTTAGTTAATATATCAGAAGAAAGCGGAGATATCTGTTGGTACATTGGACTTATAATTGATGTTCTTCAAACAACTCTTGACGATGTTATGACCGTCAACATCGACAAGCTCAAGGCACGTTACCCAGAGAAGTTCACAGAATTCCATGCTGAGAATCGGGATCTTGAAACTGAACGTAAGATCCTTGAGGGTGATGATCTTCTTGGTGAAGACCAATGACAGATCACATTCTTAAAACAGATCCAGCAGTTTTTCAAGCAGTAGTATCAGGGGAAAAGACTTGGGAAATCCGATACAATGATCGTGATTACCAAGTTGGGGATATCTTACACCTCAAAGAAACCGCATATACAGGGGCAGAAATGAATGCAGGTAAGCCCTTGATCTATACTGGGAATTCCTTGATTGTAGATGTCATTTACATTTTTAAAGGCCCATTGTATGGACTTGCTGATAAATGGGTAATCATGACAGTTGTACCGATTGATAAAGAGGGAACAGAATGACAGAACTTCAACTTCATGTAATTGGTACATTAAATGACCAAACTGTTTTTGCTATGGTTGATAAGGAAACAGGGGAAATCCGTTCTATATCAATCTATAAAGGTAAAACCAGAGTCAAAGATTGCCATTTTGATAGGTTAGAACTTAAAGAAAAAATCATCCAAAATCTTCTCAAAGAAAGAGAAGCTTATGGTGATATGGCATTCATGGATGATATCATAAACCACAGAGAGGAACAAAAATGCGAGGATCAACCGTAAAGAAGCTAAAGAAGTTTGCCAAGATTTTGATTGCCAATGACCCTGACAAACAAAAGATGCACAACAAAGGGGAATTGGCAGTTCATACCCTAACCAATGAGTTGAAGATTCGTTGGCGCAAGGGTGGAAAGAAAATGCATAAGTTCGTACATCTGGCAATTGCTGGCAATTTTGAATAAAGTATTACTCTGAAGCAACTAGGGGATAGCGAATCGGTTGCCTACAGTCAGATCATGACTCTGTATGGGGTGTGCTATCTAATACTTTTTGAAGGGAATCATAGAATATGATTCCCTTCAATTTAAATTGACATCTTGGGATTAAAGGTTATAATTGAAACATGAAGAGATTTTCGGAATATAGATCAGATCTTATTTTGGAGTTTGCCAACATTGGCCCAGCTACTCATAGGCTAGGGGTAAATTTCAAAATGCATATCATGCAAATAGGTGATGTATCTAAATTACCTCATGGGCCTAGAGTTAAGTTTTTCAACAATGAGCATGAGTTTGTAGTTACTCTTGAGGAAGAACCAAGGATTATAGGTAAATGCCCTCTTTCGATTGGGGATGCTGAAAAACTCAGGGTATCAGTAAAGCATTACAGGTCTGCTTTTTTACAATTCTGGCATGATCCCAAGATGGATCAGGATGAACTTAGACTTGCAATGGACAACTTAGATAAACAGAGGATATAATAAATGACCCAGGATGAATTTATAACCGATATCAGAGGTGCTCAATTAAGTTTCAATAATTTGTTAATGAGAGCATATCAATTCAATATAAAAGTTGAGTTAGCTCTCAATAATCCAAATTGTGTTGATAATGATCAGAGACAAGTCGTAGGGATTGAATTATACCACAATAAACCACTATACAAAAATGATGGTATCCCATAATGAGAGGGCTACTAATCTGTCTTGCCGCACTAAGCTTCTGGATCAGTAAGGAAGAAGAGAGAGTTGTTGGTAGGCACTTCAACACTGAGAAGACATATTTCAAACGTGCCTCTGATGGCAAGATCATCAGGTACACATTCTGCACCAGCACAAGGGTAGCTCCCCCAGGTTGGAAAGATTGGGTGTACCTTGGTGATGGTAAAGTATATAAGGTAGGTAAGACATTACAATGAACCTAGTCCAATATGATAACTTTAATCTTTACATAAACGAAGTTAACAAGATTCCTTTTCTAACCCCAGAAGAGGAATTTCAATATGCGGTTGATTACTTCGAAAATAAAAACTATGACTCAGCCAAGAAGATAGTTCAATCAAATTTAAAATTTGTAGTTAAGGTAGCCCAAGGATATACTGGGTATGATATGCCTACATTGGATTTAATCCAAGAAGGTAATATCGGACTATTAACTGCCGTAAGAAAGTTCGATCCATACCGCAATACGGGATTCAGAACGTATGCTGCATGGTGGATTGAAAGTTATATCAAGAAGTATGTTATGGATAACTGGTCTATGTTTAAGATGAGTACTGATGATAAAGCTAGAAAATACTTCTTCAACACTAACAAAAAATTAGAATCTATCCAAGATGCTACCTTCATCAAAGAAGTGAAAACTAGGATGAAGCAAGAACTTTCACTTCATACCGAAGACGAGTTTGGGGAAGAGATAATTAATCACCTCAAATGTGATTTACCTAACCCAGAAGCTTTAATGATTGAATACCAAAATCAAAGTAACATCAAAGATGCTGTTCAAGTTGCCATAAGTAAGTTGAATGAACGTGATCAGTATATCATTGAGCATAGGATAATGGATAATACAAAAGAAAGAAAAGAAGTTGCCACTGAACTAGGGATCAGTACTGAACGTGTAAGACAACTTGAAGAAAGAATTATGAGAAGACTGAGAAATGAACTTACAGAATGCAACCTCAATGTAGGAGAATGCAATAATGGATAATGTTACCCCAGAACCATTAAGTAATAAAAGAGCGGGAATGGCTTCAAAAAACATGATTGCGAATTACTGGAGTGAAGTTTTAATTGAAATGGGGATTGAATATGAATGGGTTGATAAAAATAGTTGCTTTGTTTGTGGGGCTACTGGTAGATTAGAAAGAGCACATATCCATCCTGTATGTAAAGGTGGGAGCAATGATGTTGAAAATTTACACATATTATGCCCTACCTGCCATAATGAAAGTGAAATGTTAACTGGTGATGTATACTGGAGATGGTACAAACATAAAAGATCAACAGATTTCAAATCCCCTATGATGAGATATTTTAACAAAATAGAATATCTTTTCCCTGACCTAAAAGTATTGAATGAAGAATATGAAAAACTACCAACCTTTGAAGAAAGAGATAAGTTCGTTAAGGAATTGGTATCTAACAGATTTATATAAGAAAAGGAGAACAAACTAATGGAAGTTAATCTACTACACTATACCCCTATGGAAATTCTTGTTAGTGCTATCAGGAAATGTTATGACTCAGGGCTGAAGTCGGATTCTGGGTATATTAGAAGTGAGCATGACGAAGATCAATGGGTATATGAATTAGGGCAAAAGGACAAAGGACTGATTGAAAGTGTGATCAAGAATGGGCATACAAGCACCCTAGAACACGTTACATTCAACTTTGATCTCTCAGGGTATAGCAGAGCATTACTTCAAGAGAAAAGTCGCCACAGGATGGCATCAGTCTCTGAGAAGTCTACTAGGTATTGCCTAGGCAAAATGAAAACTGAGAAATCCTTTTTTATTGCTCCTGGGGTGATAGATCATGACCTTGCTAAAAAATATGTGGTCTATACTGGAATTGATCAAGTTGACGATGCCTCTGTATATGCATTGGAAGCCTTGAGACTTTGTATTGTTGCTGGGGTTCCCAATGACAAGGCTAAGTTCTGTTTGCCTGATAGTTTAATGTCGGAATGTATTTTCTCTATCAATGCTAGGAGTCTAAGAAACTGGTTCGAATTGAGAACTGGGCCTAGGGCATTATGGGAAATTAGGGATCTTGCATTCGCAATGTATGATGCAATCCCAGTTGACTATCAATTCATCTTTTCCGATTGTATATCCCCAAAATAATTTTCATAAATACTATTAAATGATTAGTATTAAAATGTGAATATTAATATAAAGGAGATCTACAAGATATGGCAAAGAAACTATTGAAAGACCTGTTGGAAGAAATCAACGAAGCAGCCCCAGGTGAACTAGATCCTATGGCTGACGGTGGTGGAAAAGCACCAGCTCCTACCAAAGCTCCTTCCCTTGATCTAGGGGATGATGACGATGAAGAAAAGGAAGAGAAGTTAACTGACCATGCCCCAGATGGTAAAGGTCACTATACTCCTGACGATCTTCGTGAAATCATCGACTATGTTAACGATCTCTTAGACAAAGAGAAAGACAAAAGTGATAGCGATGATGGGGATGATGAAGACAGTGACGATATAGGTGAGATTGGATTAGACCTCATTTATGAGTACGCTGACCTTCTCCCAGAAACTGTCATTAACCAAATCGTTGACGATCTAAAAGACATGTTTGAGATTGAAGATACCATGCTAGAATCCATTATCTCTGAGGGATCAGCATTCTTCACCAAAGCTTCTTCAAGCCCTGCTGCAGCGGCTGCTAGGAAGGTCATGAGATCTTCTTACAAGAAGAACAAAGCCAAGATCAAGAAGCGTAATGGTAAGTGGCGTAACTCTGAGATTGGTAAAAAGATTGCTGCCCTTCACAAGAAAATTATGAAAGGCGTTGGCAAGCTTAAAGGCAAACGAGTGGTAGCAAAAGGATGAAGAAAATAATCGATCTACTCAACGAGTGTAAATGTTCTGGGGATGATAAGCCTTGCAAATGTAAAAAAGGCTCAAAGTGTGATGGTAAGTGCTCCTGTAAAGTTGTTAAAGAAGCAGAAGATAAAAGTAATGGTAACTCAAGATTCTGCCCAAAGTGTGGAGAGATGAAAGGCAATGAAGATCGACTTTGCCCTGATTGTGAACTCAAACGAGTATCAGGTAAGAAAACTGTCAAAGAAGATCAAGACCTTGAAGAAGGTAAGTTTGACAATGACGATGATTATGGCGATTACAAACATGAGCTGAAGAAAGACAAAGAGCTTGAGCGTCAGAATGACGAGAAAATAGCCAAGAAAAGCAAAACTACCAAAGCTTGTGCTTGTGGCTGTAAAGATGGGATCGATGGGAAATGTGCTGAATGTGGCAAGACCCTCAAAGAATCTAAGTTTGCCAAGTACCTTGAAGAATCCAACATTAATGAGAATATTGAGGTTGGTCTATTTCTAGGTGATAAGTTCAAAGACTTACAAGCAGAAGTTGTTAAAGAACTTAAGAAAGGGTTCCCATCATCAATCCCTAGAACAATTCTAATTGATAGAATTGCTCAAGCTGAAAAGGAAGGGAAAACTTCTCTTCAACAAAAACTTGAAAAATTATTGAATATGGCTCCTGGGAAGTAACCTAATCAAAGGGCTAGTTGCTTCGTGTGACTAGCCCTTTGAAATACCTTACCCATTCCATTACCCATCCCTTATAAATTCCTACTATTAACCACAAACACTGAATTTTAAAAATTATGGATTTCTCTGGGGGGTTCTCTTCACATTCTAAATAAAATCCCCAAGCTTTTGTAAATTCTACTGAGTCTCTGGTGGTTTCAACTATACGATACCAATTGACCATATCTCCATGATCAATCTGGTTCAATAAAGATTTTACCTCTTGAAGTACTGCATTACGAGCTTTGTCCTCAGTTGGGAATACCTCGTCAACATAAAGATTCCCAGTATCAGCCAAACTAATCCCTTTCCATCCACCATCAACCTTCTCAATTACTGCATAGATATCAAATACTCTCATTTATAAATCTCCTTCACATAAATACTATTGATAATTGTATTATTGCCGTTATATGTATTTCTGTCAATTTAAAAGGGGAATTTTTATGAAGTCTAAAGAATCAAAATTTGAAAAATATCTAATGGAAGAAGCAAAGAAGAAACCCCTTGATGAAGGTGTTGTAGCTTCTGCCAGCCCTTACTATGATAAGTATGTTCAGTCCATGAAAGAAAAAGGATTGAAAGAAATGTCATTCAATGCTTGGGTAGATGAAATGGAAGACAAAACTGCCAAAGCTGGAATGCCTGACATTATGGCATATCTAAAATCAGGCAAACAAGAGCGTCCATTCCAAAGACAAAAATAGATTGATCATGGGCTGGTTGTCACTTGGCAATCAGCCCATGTAGTATCTAACCCAACTCCATACCCACTTCGGGAATTCAGTCACCAATAATATCCACTTATTAGCTTTATACCCCAAAGTGCATACCCACTCTTCAATCGATCTTAGTTGTTTCCACCCAGGATCTTGGTACTTCCAATACAGATTGATAGCTTTCCACATCTCTACATTATCTTTGTCAACCCTAATGATCTTATAGTCAGGGCTTGATGGAATGTTGTTCAAATCCATTTTCAATTGCTCTGATATCTCATACTCAGCTTGAGCTGCAGTCTCTGCTATCCCAGTAGTTGCCAGATACCCACCAACAGTAACTGCAATGTATTCAAATCCAGTATCACCTTCCCTAACAGTGGTGTACATTGTTAAGTTGTATCGCTTGAACTTGAACATTTTTAATCTCCTTATTTCCTATACTACCAACACAATAGTTTTTGTACAATTAAAATTATTTCCAAAATTGAAAAATGATATACCCAACAAAAAGTAATACCCCTATCAACCAACTATAATTTGTTCTTTTTTCTTTGAGTTGTTTTGCTGCTTTCCTAGCTCTGTTCACTCTACATCTTTCTTCCCTTTCAGCATCAGCCACTCTCTTTTTCTCTGCCTCACGTTCAAGTTCTCTATTTTCACGTTCTACATAAGGGGCAACTTTTTCATTAAGTAACAGATACTCATTTTCATCTAGAATAAAAGCTGGGGGTAGTTTATACTGATATTTTGTTATAATATACCATTCGGTGTATAGTTCCTTTTTTAAGTCAAACTCAGGGTAATCCACTTCTTCCATAGCAAGAATCACTTTTAATCGATCATAATGAGCGACTATTTCTTTTGTAAGCTTTTCCTGTTCTTTTTGGTGTAAAGCCTCTGCAGCTCTGTATTGTTTTGCTCGTTCTCTTTCTTGCGCCCATTTTTCTTTTCGTTGCTCATTCTCTATCTCCATCTTATTAAACTTTTCCTGTATCGCTGATCTTCGGTTTCTCTGGTACGTTTCTTCCTCTGCTTGTTTATCTTTAACAATTCTATTTCTCATGATCAAATAATTGATCCCTGTGTTTTCTTTGGAACATTGAGTACATATTCCATTTTGAAAAATAGTAGCATTACCACAGGTGATAACTCTACCACAGTTGGGGCATCTACCTTCGCTCATGATCGATCTCCTTTATTTTTGTTATAAATACTTGTGATAATTCTACATTAGCACTAAGAAAATACTTGTCAATTTAAATTTTGTATGAAGGAGAAATAAATGGATCATCCCCTATCATCCCTATATGAGATCGTACAGCTCAAAGAAGCTGAAAAAGTCCTAAAGAAGTCAGATGTCAAGAACACTGAAAGGAAGATGGAAAAGGATGTGACAGACCTCATTGACAACAATGAAATCTCGTTCATCAACAACTTCCTAAAGAAGGGTGAGAAGATCGACAACAAGACAATCAAATCAATCGATGGTCTTCTGGCTAAGTACAAGAAAAAGATTGGCCCAAGCAAAATCAAATCTGACGCAAATATTTTGATGCTGGCTCCAATACTTGCGGCTATGGAATCCGAACTACGAAAATGAATGATATAAAACTACAGATAGCTTTGGCATATAAAGTCCCTAGGGTAACCAACTTTATATTAGAAGATATCAAACTAATGAAAAAACTAAATCAAATTTTTCAAAGGTTTGAGAAATACGAAAAGGACATCTATATCCTTGAGGTTATTAATGTCCTTAAACAGCTGGATAATGTGTTTGACCTAAATGCTCTGTACCCTGTACTCTGCGTCTATGTTGATATCAGATTCCACTCAACCTTGATCCTGTTGTTTGAAAAGATCAATTGTAACGAGAAAATATATAACATCAAACTCAAAGAACTTGTCAAAGACGATGATGAAGAGGAACTATGAGAAAGTACTTACTTAAAGAATCCTTAGTGGGTACAATATCTGTTTACCTGATATTGAAAAAATTAATGACCCCATTTAGCGATTGGGATGCCTTTCACACAGGGATCATTGATAAAAATGGGAACAAGAAACGTCACCCAATCACTTCCAAAGAAAGAGAATCTTGGGATATCCTCACACGATTCTGTTGGAACCTCAAGAAGATTGTAGGGAAGTTTGCTGGGAAATCATCTTTCGTCCAGTACTTCTCTGCGGCATACCTTCTCAAGGACTCAATTAACCAATATACATTAACCAACCATGAACTACTTAGTGAAGAGTTGGCTGACATATCATTCAAGAAACAATTGACAATATTCAACATATTGAAAGATCTTCCACCAACTACCCAAGTTAGTATCAGGAACCAAAATCTTATTGAATTTGAAATCATTAAGAATTTACAAATGGTTGGTGATGTGTTAAAGTTACATGTTGATGTAAATTCATTGTTTGAAGATGCAACCGTGGCTGCAGACGTTGCCCAGCATGGGCAATACCTTGGGGCAGTTAAGAAAGAGAATCCAATGAAGTTGGCTGAACCTGGGCTAGAGAAACTTCTTAAGAAGAAAACTAAAAAGAAAAGGACATTCAAAAAATGAAAGTAATCGATAACGGACATTTCACCACATTAGAGTTAGAAACTCAGTCAGGGCAAGATAACTTCAGAGCATCATTGAAAGCTGATATCTCTGGGGATCGTAGAACTTGGCAGCGTGACCCTGAGACTGCACAACTCAATCAACACATGGCTGACAACCAAACTCAGATAGTGGTCAAGTGTGGAGAACTGTATTCCAAAGTAAGATAACCTAAAGGGAAACTAATTAATGAATTATTCTTACTCTAGGATATCTATGTTCGATAGATGCCCTAAAAAGTTTCACTATAGATACATTGAAAGATTTGTAATCCCTGATGATGACAATCCTGTGTTTGAGAAGGGGAAGTATTTTCATGCGTTGTTAGAACATTACCCAGAGATCCCTGAGTATGAATTTAAATTTAAAGAGAACCGTGATAAGAAAATGGACTACATTAAATTCATAACTGATCTATGCAGGGACGATAAGAAGATTCAATTCCTTTTTGCCAATGGTGTGTATAGGGAAAAACAATTCTACCTAGACAAGAACCTTGACAATTGTGGGGAAGAGGATCAACTAGTCAATGGGATCATTGACTTTGTTGGGAAGATCGACAACAACATAATCATCTGTGATTGGAAGTCAGGGCATACCCAAAAGTATGCCTCGTTTGAACAGCTAAAACTCTATGCTATCTGGGTATTCAATGAATTCCCACTCATAAATAATGTTGTATGTTTCTTCTACTTTGTTGAGCAAGAAGATTACATTCGATTAGATATCACCAGAGAAGAGTGTGTGGTAAATAAACAAGCATTATTAAACAAAATAAATAACATAGAAACAACGACTGACTTTACCAAAACAAAAAAAGAAGATTGCCAATATTGCCCTTACGTCAAAGATTGCAATCCATTCAAACTAAAGGTGAGATAATGAGTTATATTGGAACTGAAGATAAAACAGTAACTTGCATATATGGAACATTCAACATCAAAAAGAATGAAGATGTACCAATGCTAATCGCTGTTAAGTTTCCCCAGTACGTGGAGATGGTAACAAAGAAAGCTGTTCATGTTGTGGTTGAACCACCTATAGAAGAAATCAAACTGACAATTGAAACTGATACAATAGCAGAACCAACAATAGAAGTCAAAAACGAAAAAAGGAAAAAGGAGTACGAAAAATGAAATACAAACTAATCATCCCATCAGGACACCCAGAAATGACTTTTGGAACACCACAAGGATCGGTCACCATGCAGAATGGCGCAATCGTTAACGATAGCCAAATCGTGAGATCCTACCCACAATACTTTACCAAAGTCGCTGACAACACTCCTAAACCACCAAAGGTCGAAGTAAAGGCTCCAGTGGTCAAAGAAGAAATCACTGTCCCTGTTGAGGATGCCCCAGCTGCACCTACTGCTGCAGCTCCAGTTGTCGCTGAAAAGAAAAAGCCAGGAAGACCAAAAGGAAGTCTTAAGAAGGGGTAATATATGGCTGGGCCAAAGATAAAATCATTAGGTAAACTTAAACAATACATTCTCAGAAAGCTTGGGCATCCTGTTCATACTATCGAAGTGACTGATGAACAACTTCAAGATTGTATTGACGATACTCTTGATGATTTTACCCAGTTTGCTTATTCGGGATATACTGAAAGGTATGTCCCGATAAAACTTCTTGCGGGAGTACAAGATTATGTACTCCCTTATTCTGTCTTCGCTGTCCTATCAGTCAATGATGCAAACATGTCCATGATTGGAGCTAATATGCCCTCTAACATGTTTTCATTGAACCAGTTCATAGCAGCTGACCTTTATCGCCCTGGGGTCGCCAAAATCGATCTCCTTGGCTATGAACTCATAAACCAAATGACTGCCTCTATCGATCTGATCTTTGGCAAGAAACAAACCTTCGACTTCAATTCAGTTTCCAAGATCCTTCACCTTCATGGTCATGTAACAAGTGATACAAACACAATCGTACAAATGTATCAGAAACTGGAATTGGATACAACCCCTAAATCTGTTGGAGCTACAACCTATGAAGAAGAAAACATCTATGATGAACGCTGGGTGAAACGTATGTGTGTTGCCCGAACTAAGTTACAGTGGGGCCAGAATATAGGTTTAAAATACCAAGGTTCTGTATTACCAAATGGAGGGAGCCTTAATGGTGAGGGTATTATCACTATGGCTCAAGCAGAAATGGAAGCACTAACAACTGAACTTCATGATGTGTATGAACTACCTATAGATTTCTTTGTAGGCTAACCATGACTACTTACGCCAACTATGATTCATATGGAACACCACTTGTCAAGTATCCATACTTGTTAAATCAAACTTACCCTACAACAGGGGATAATGATTTTACCACAATGGATGGATTAGCAACAGAGTTTTATCTTCTCTATGGTACTGACATTAACTTCTTACCTAGGGAACTACACAAAGAAGATACCACATTCGGGGAATTCCTTTCAGCCACAATTGAAAAGGGATATCCCCTAAGAATGTTCTTGGAAGAAGTTGAAGCTTGGTCTGGGAATGGTGACATGTATTCCAAGTTTGGGCTGCAGGTTACTGACGAAGCTACCTTGTATATTAACAAGTCTTCATTCCTAGCCCAGACACAGGACACATATCCAAAGCAAGGGGATCTTATCTATGTTGAGAAATCCCAGAAGCTTTTCCAAATCAAACATGTTGAAGATGAAGTGCAACCAGCTTTCTATCTTCTAGGGAACCGAGCTGGCTTCAAATTCACTTGTGGATTGTTTGCATACAACCATGAGGCTATTTCACAAAACCCTGCTACAGGGATTCCAGCGGCTGTACAAGCCCTAGATGCTTTGTTGAATGACATGGATGGAAATGTAGTTGCATTACCCGAAAAAGAATTCAACCAGAACAATAAACCAGTTATTGTCTCTGCTACCCCTATAATTGACACAACTGAGAGAGATCCACTACAAGGATAAGTTATGATCGCAAGAATGTTACAAACACATATTACTAATAATGGGCAAATACTCCCTGATCCTTTCTGGGCAAATGTAAGTATGCTATTACATGGGGAAGGTGTTGATGGTGGGCAAGTAATAACTGATAGTGCTGGTAAGTGTACTGTCAGTTGTATTGGTGGAGCTGGTACAGGAACTGGTACTTTAGATAAGAAGTTTGGGGTATCATCATTATATTTCCCTGGGGCTAACTCTAAGTACTATCAAATTGCAGATACAACTAATCTTCAAATGTCAAGTGGGGATTTCACGATTGAATTCTGGGTGACAACTACCCCAAGTTCAACCCTTTCTCGTAGGGTTATATCATTAGGTGGGAATGCCAATGGTAATGGTTATTGTGGTATCGCTATCAATGTTGCGTTGAATGGAATGTTAAACTTCTCTTATAGTACAACAGGGACTTCATGGGCAACTTCATTAAATACAGCTACTAATGAGGTTCTTACTTCTACTTGGCAACATGTCGCTATTTGTAGATCTGGATCAAACTTATATGTATATATTGATGGAGTTCTAAAGTCAAGTACAACTATCACTGGTAGCATATATGCTGGAACAGTTCATAGATTTGGTGTTAGTACAGCAACTGCCCCTGCCTCATTCATGGTAGGGTACATGGATGAAGTTAGAATTACTAAAGGTATTTGTAGATACCTAACTAACTTCCCAACACCATCTGCACCATTCTCAGGATTCTAAGGATAAGTTATGATATCAAGAATGTTAACAGCACAAAATTCACCTTCATATGAATTAATGAAGAATTATTCAGCTTGGGTACCAGTGGCTTACCCTACTGGGATGACGGTCAACTCAACTATGTCAGGCGTTTTTGGTAATGGAATCTTTATAGTACTTAAAGGTGATTATGTAGCTACTAGTACTTACTGTACATCAAAAGATGGTGTTACATGGACACTTTATAATTCCCCTACTGGGGTTAATACTTCACTTTGGCATAGCATCTCTTTTGTTAATAACCAATTTGTTATGTTTGGATATAATAAAATTGCTACATCTACAGATGGAATTACTTGGTCTGTAGTTGCTTGTAACCTTTTTAATGTAAGTTATAAACAAAATATTCAATATATTAATGGTGTTTACATTATAGCTAAAGCTAGTAACGCTGGTAATGAATACTTATTTACTTCACCTAACTTAACTACATGGACACAAAAATCATACACCCATAAAGCCGCAACCGCTACTGGTGATGGTAAAGTTATTTGTCTTCAAGCGGGTGGAGCCGCTGCGAAAAGTAACTCTGGTTTAATTACAACAGATGGTACAACTTTTAGTACAATTACTCTTCCTCTTGTAAGAGACTACGTGAAAGTTGTTTTTAACCCAATAATGAAAAAGTTCTTCGCTATTTCATATATTAAATCTGAACCTGATGGGTTACTAACCGATGGGTCTACTTTCACTGTAACTAGTTTACCGTCTAGTACTATAAACTTTTCAGACTTAGCTTATGGTAATAGATTTTTCTGTATTATCCCGAATGGTGATAATATGGCGTATATTTCAATGGATGGGGTGAATTGGCTTTATAAAAATTTACCATCAATAACTAATTGGCAACGTGTTATTTCTGGTAATAATAGATTCGTAACTTTTACAAATTCATTTGCGGGTGGGATGGCAGTTCTAAGAAATCCAACTCCTTATAGATTTTATAGACTATATGGTAACTCATACTCAATAAATAACAACACTTCAAACTTCACATTCTCATTATTCACTGTGTCAATGTACACAACTGCCAATGCAACAGGCACTGATGTTTGTTTGAATAAGCCAACCTTTGCATCTACCGACTATAGCACTGACTATGCATCTGGTGCTGCTAATGATGGTAACACAGGGTCTAGATGGTCAAGTGAAACCCCAGGAACACCTAACCCTTGGTGGGCTGTTGATCTAGGGAATTTCACAAATGTTAGAAGTATCTCTCTTAACCCAAATGCAACAGATATTCCTAAAATTGTGATCTTACAAGGGTCGTTTGATAGAAATGTATGGGAAGATGTAACAACATTCTACCCAAGTTCATCAGGGGCTACAATAACCTTAACGGATATCCAATAGGCTAACATGAACTTCTTCAATTCAAATACTTCACAAATGGCTATAGTTGCTTTTTGCGATTGGTTCGCCAAATTGTCAATTGAAAAATACCAAACTGTCACTGTCGCAGGGTCAGAAGATATCTTCGCTCAACGAAAGATCATCCCTGTCCCTTGCCAGTGGGCTACCAAAGAAAAGTTCGTAGAGATCCTAAGAAGTTCTTCATCTAGGAAAGCTATGAACCCAGATATCAGAGACAAGAACCCAGTGGAAATGCAATGGATCTTGCCAAGGATTTCTGTCAACCTCACTGGCATGTCTTATGACTCAGCCAGAAGATTGATCAAGACTCAAAGAATTGATGATCAAAGGAATGCTGCAGGGCAGAACAAGAATGCAGCGTATAGCCCTACACCATACAACCTCAACCTAGAGGTATGTTCTATCTCTAGGAACATTGATGAGAACTTCCAAATCATGGAACAGATTCTTCCGTTCTTCTCCCCAGCAATGAACTTCGATTTGAAGTTGGGTGGGCCTGGGGGTGAATCAGAATCGATCAAGGTTGTGTTAAATTCTGTTAATGTGGATAACCCAACTGATATCCCTGAGAATGATGAGAGAATATTCACCACTACATATGAGTTCACTATGCAGTTGAATTACTTTATCCCTAAGAGATCAGGGAAGATCATTTACCATATTGACGTTCAAATGATTGATGGAATCGAAACCATTAAGCTAGACAAAGATTATATCGAAGCATTGAATGTTATACAAGACAAATTCAGTTGGTATATGAACAATGCTTTGATGGCAACCCCTGTAATAACTACCAACGAAATACCTTCAACCTATAATAAGACCACAGGAATTGTATAATGTCAATTCTTACTTCAGTATATAAACTTGATGAGGTCGATGGAAGTGGGGATCTCCCACCATTGATCAAACCTCAAAAAAGAGAATTCTCATTCAATCTGAGTAATGTCAACAAAACCCAGAATGAAAACTCTTCTGTGTTCTGGAACTTTGGTGATCATGGTTCAACTGGGAATGAAGTTATATCCCCTAGTATAACCAAGTCAAATGTTGAATACACTTACACCAATCCTGGGACTTACCATGTACATTCGATAGCTACTGTTGAGGGTGTCTTATTTCACCTACAAGAGACTTTGGTGATCGAAGGTGATGTGGATATGCGTACCCCTGCTCCAATCCACTGGAACGCTATTGTGGATCTCATAGAAGGGTTGCCATTAACCCCAACTCAACTCAATGCAACTTCTGATGTTGGTGGATCATTTGTGTACAGCCCAGGGGCTGGAACTATCCTGGCTGAAGGTACCCATACCTTGACTGCGATCTTCACCCCAACTGATGACACATTATATTTGCCTAATACAATAACTCAGACCATAACCATAGCAATGGCTCCAGCGATTCTGTCGTTCAGTATCCCTGAGACTATCATAGCTCCAACCACTATTACCCCAACAGCTACTACTGAGGGTGTTGTTGATGGATTCAACATTAGTGAAGATCCTACAACCCCTGATACTAATGCAACTTGGATAACTGAACCATTAACATATGAGGTAAAATAAAATGGCTGGTACTTATAAGTTTATATCAAAATTTGGATTGCCTGATGGACAAATGTGCTCAAGGAATACATTTTTTATTAATAATTGTCTTTATATTTTTGGGTATAGAAAATGGAATGTAAGTTCTGCATCTTTTGTTCGTAAAGGATGGAAGTTAGACATAACCACTGGGCAATGGACTGACCTTGGGGGGATGGATACTAATATTGCTGGTACTGAAGAGGGTAGAGGAACATATTGCCCAACTACTAATAAGATCTACTTCTATGATAGTTATCTGTATATGTACCCTTATGATGTTGCTAACAACACATGGGGAACAAGAAAACAGATTTCAGTAGTATCATCATCATCAATAAGTGCTCATCATTATAATGGAAATAATTACTTCATATATAATGGTGGAAATTGCAAAATAGTCAAACATGATCCAACAAATGATTCATTCACTGATTTCTTGACTCTTGGGTTTACATCAACCAGTGGGATGGCATCTGTTATTGTTGGGGATTCTATATACCTTTCTGGTAGAGCTGGGCAAGGTGCAAGATTAGATATAATCAACCTTACCACTAGAACGGTAAGTCAAAGTGCAAACCTCACAGGGGTAACTGGGTTTGAATCCCCTATTCTATGTGCTGTTGGTACAAAGATTAGATTAATGGGGTATCATAATACATTTTCAGTTGTTGGGAACATATATGATTACAATATTAACACAGATTCATGGTCAGGGATATTAGGAACAATGCCTGTCGCTGTATGCAACACAAATGCTTTTCAGTATGAAGGGAATACCAGTGTTATAGGTGGGGATACTACGAGAAGCAGTTGGCAAGGTACAAGTACCATTGTCCAATTTTCTTATACATTGGATACCCCTACCAACTTTGTTGCAGCTTTGAACACTGAAGGGAACATAGTTTTAACTTGGGTAAATAACTCTGTTGAAAGTACTCATATCCTTGTGGATCGTAAAAAGACTAATGAAAGTATCTTCACTACAATTGCTACCTTGCCAGCTAATGCAACTACATATACTGATACGATCACTGATACTGAGTTTGTTTACAACTATCGTATCAGGGCTAAACAAATTTTAATCTACTAAGGGGAATGTAAATGGCTGGATACTCTATACAAAGAATGGCAACCCTGTATAATGTGTATAATACATCTTCTACCTATTTTAAAAATATAACATCTGTTGTTATAGGGGATAAGATCTATTATGGGTTTGGAACAATAGTTTCAGATGGCGCAAACAATAATACATGGTATGTATATGATACCATCACATATACTCTAACAACATTAGCTTCCCCTTCTGAAACTTTTACTGGAAGTGGAAACTTAGCATCTACAATGGCATTCGTTGTAGGGAATACAATATGGGTAGTCACCCATACAACTATAACGGGTAATTCTCCTACAGTATGGGCATATGATATAGCCGCAAATACTTGGGTAAAGAAATTAACTATTCTATTATATTCAGCTACTTCTTCAGCTACAAGTGGGTGTTTAGGTGCAGATGGAACAAGTATATATTTGTCTATACATGGGAATGGTTATTCTACTGGTGGAATTTGTAAATACAATACATTAAATAATACTGCAAGTATTGTTTCTGGATTTACTCAAGGAGCTGCTGCGTTAAGATATCCTATAATGTTTTCAACTCCTAATAAGTTATTTGTTGTGTCGGGAAATTATAATAACCCTCCAGTGACAGTAACTACAGGGTCTGTTCTAGATTTAGGAACTAATTTGTGGAGTACAATGGCATCCCCACCTAGTACTCAATCCTCACAAAATTTTACTGTATGTGCTGTCAACGGTGCTGATGTTTATGTTCCTAATGCTAGGTGGGATAATACAGCGTTGAGAGGTAACGTATATAAGTATAATATTAGTACTAATATTTGGTCATTACATTTAACATTACCACAATATAGAAATCAAGGGGTTGTAATTTATGATATCGCTAAAGATAGATCCTTGTTTATTGGTGGGGATGGATCATCTGTCCCAGCATCACCAATAACATGTCAAGAACTCTGGGCATATGCTTACTGGTTAGATGTTCCAACCAATCTAACAGGAACAATTTCTAATGGAACAATCGTCCTCAATTGGACAGATACCAGCACTGAAGAAAATGTGATCATGGTTGAACGTAGGGCAGACAATGAAGCTGTATTCTCTAAATTAGTGGAGCTTCCAGCAGATACAGTTACATACACTGACACCGCAGTTGTTCTTCCAACAAGATCATACAACTACAGACTGAAGTATCGTAAAGATCCATAATGCCAACTTATAGCCCAGACAGTAGAGATATATATGTAGCCCAACCAGCTACAATAAATCCTAAAAAGTATAGCCCTGATGGGGATGATATCTTCATGGCTCAAGCTATTGTGTACACTCCAAAAGTCTATAGCCCACAAATAATGTCAATTTTGGTATACTATTACCCTTTGTCTTATTACTCAGAGGCTGCAAATTTTGTTATTGATAGTAGTTCTGGGATCTATTACTCAGACTACAAGTTGATGACTTTAGTTAAAAATGACAACAATGTTAACTACTCAGATTACAAAGATATAGTTACTTCTCCCCAGGTCAATTACTCAGATTACAATGTCATGACAGCCGAAACTTTGACATTATACTGTTGGGTTCGTCAAGATGATTATGTAAATCCTAATTCAAAAAATGATACAGCACTAGTGATTCACCAAATAACCGAAGCTCCACCTGTGGGGATCTAATGAACAAATTTGATTTACTTGAAAAGAAGTTAAACATTGCCAACACTCTCCTAGACGAATTGGAGATCGATGATTATTGCATCGAACCTACAATTCCCCAGGTCTACGTTCCATCCGACAATCTGCCCTCAACCATTGTCGAAGAATCAACTTCAGAAGTTTTCTCTATGGAAACACTGAAGAATGATTTCACTATCATTAAACAAACTTTACACAAACTGATTCTCTCAGGGCAACGAGTATTGGATTCAACATCAGTTCTTGATCCTAGTGATATGAAGGGTTCCCAGATATCCGCAATCGCAATGTTGATTCAAACAATTGGGGCAAATTCCAAATTGATGATCGATATCTACAAAGAGATTGCCATGATTGAGAAGACAAGGTTATCCGCTAACCCTAAAGATCAAGGGCAACCTGGGATGGTCAACCAAGGAACTGTCGTTAATAACCAGATCCTTTTCTCTGGGGATACAAGCCAGTTGTTGGATTTTATAAAAGAAAATCAAAAAGCATAAATAAAGTAAACTAAATCAAATTGAAGAGGTAATATAATGGATCAATTATTCATAGAAGCTCTGGGTGAATTACTATACAGCAACACACTCAACGAGCAATCCACTTCTGGGGATATCGCTAAATGGGAACCTCTTCTATTCCCACTTATCAAAAAGATTTACCCAGACTCATTAGTAGAACAGATTGCCTCAGTGCAACCAACCAAATCCCCTCTTGCTAAGATCTCATATCTGAATGCAATCTACACTGGGGATAAGTCAAACATTGAGAACAGTATTCACTGGACAAACTCTCGTCTAATGACTTTGCCTATCTCTGCCCAAGCTACTATCACTGTTGGGAATGTTTATACCATTAACACAACCCCACCTGTGAATGTCAAAGTTCATTACGCTGAAGCTACCCAAGAGTATGTAACCACAGAGGTCACATCAGGGCTTACACCCACTTTGTCAAGACAACTGGTACCTACCTATTGGAATGTTCTTGTAGGGGCTGAAACTGGCAATCTGGACGCTACAAACCCTATATACAGTGTAACCACTTCTCATGGAATTAATGGGGTACCTATCCTGTACACCACAACTAATAGAAACACCATCAAGAAAGTTTTCAAAGACTATTCTAAGGTACTTGAAGTTAACTCCAACCTACGTGAAGTTAACTTTGAAACTGCTACCAAGGCTATCGCAACTTTCTCAAGAAAGATCAGATCAAAGTTCAGTCAAGAGAGATTGCAAGACCTTAAAGCTCTCTACAATGAGAAAGCTTATGACCTAGTGGCTGAAGCTGTTGCTAATGAGATCCGTCAAGAAATTGATAGGGAAATAATTGACTACTTGAAATTCATTTCTACCCCTATGAAGTCTGATATCAACATTCCACTTTCCCTAGGTGTTGGGGCTGGTGGTGGTCTTGATGCAGTTACATATGACGTTGTTGGTTCAGTATACCTTGCTGTTGAAGAGATTGTCAAGGCAACTAAAAGAAACCGCACAATGTTCATTCTGGCTGACTCCGCAACTTGTGCTTTCCTTTTGCTCAACCCATTTCATAGTGAGGCCAAGGCTGAAGAGAGTAACCCTTACCGTGTAGGTAAAGTTGGTGCTTATGACCTTTTCTGTGATCCTTATTCAACTGAGCATTATGTCATCATTGGATACAACTTTACTTCTAAAGACAAGCATGACGCAGGGCTTTACTTTGTTCCTTACTCTACAACTGTGCATGAAGTAACTTCTGGTGATGGTACCAGTGACATACCATTCAGTGAAAACTTCATGGTCATGAATCGTTATGCTTTCACCAACCACCCACAAGATTCTGGGAAAGGTGATGGGGATTCTGACTTCTTCCGTATCTTCTCTGTTAACTACACTCACGCTGGGGTTACAATTCCTAACTTCCCAGAGCAGTTTAGAGTGAACTACTAATGAGTGACTTTATTAAGACCTTAGAATTGTTGGAAGCTAAGACAACTGGTGCAGTTTTCTACAGGGGCTGGAACATCTACTTCGATAGTGGTGCTCCTGTAGCTAGTCGATGGAAAGCTGACAGAGCGGATAACTCAGGCATTCGAATGAATACCAACTCTGAAGAGGGCATCAAACGTATGATTGACAATAAAATGTTCAAGGAAAAGGGATAATAACCATGAATGGATACATTTGTTTTTACAAAGGCAAGCAAGTAGAGATAGAGGCTGAGACATCATACAAAGCACAACAGGCTGCGACTGATAAGTTTCAAAAGATGTTCCCACGAAACAAAGTTAAAGGCTTTGACATTAC